AGCCTAGATATGACCCAGATATGGTGAAGAAGCCTGGATATGACCCAGATATAATCGTGCAGCAGCCTAGATATGACCCAGATATGGTGAAGAAGCCTGGATATGACCCACGGGTCTATGACCCGGGTATGGAACGTGATCGTACACAAGGTTTAGATCAAGATTTTAGCAAGCGTGTGCAACAACAAAATCAAAAGAATATGAAGTTAAACAATAGTAAATTCAGCGATTGGGGTAAAAAATAATGAGCGATTTTGCAAGTTTAGTAGCAAAGCTAAATGAAATTAGTGCCAATGAGGACACGCTAACAGAAAGTGAAGTCTCCGGAGTAAACCTTTATCAGCCTGTGGAAACCATTAAGGGCACAAAATCTACTGCTAATATCCTACGCAAGTTTAGTGAAATACAGGATGAGATTATTGCTGAAGAACGTCAAATGGAAGAAGATGTTGTAAGTGATATCCGTACACGTTACAGCGACTTTATGAAAAGCGAAACAGCCCAAGGCAACGATCTAAACACAATCAATGTTGCAGTTAAAGAAGCAACGAGTTCTGCAATGGCTATTGATGATAGTTTTAACAAAATGTTTAATATGATGGACCGCTTGTTGAAAGTAACAGGAGAAGATGCTGTTCTCAGTAGAATGGTAGAGCGTGAAGGCGGTGATCCTTCATGGATTGCAGACGCACATCAAAAACTCGTTGAAGCTATGGAAGCTCTAGAAGAAGCTCATATGTATGCTGTTAGAGAATTAGAGAAATAAAAAATGACCAATCCTACACAAATTCGTAAATATATAAATATTTTACTAGAAGCTACTCAGTCTTCTAACTTAAAACAAAATTATGAAAAGTTGCTAGCAACCCTAGAATTAACACCAGGCAGCGATGAAGGATTCTTTGGCAGAAATTTTCGTAACAATCGTAACAATGAAAAACTAGCTCAGTTTGCAAGAGATAATAATTTACCTGGCATGTTTAATCCTGAAACTGGTCGTTTTGTCAAGTTCGGTGAAGACCCCGAAGGCGCCGGGCCCACTGATACAGTTGATGATGCTGCACTCGCTAGTATGGATGATCTAGAACAACTAGCGGCTATTGGAGCTCTCCCTGCTAATGTAGTAGACGAGCTTAATCAGGAAGTAGAATATTATGATACTGGAGAAAGAAGTTTATCCAGAAGAGATATTTTAGGTAATATTTTTGGTGATCCAAATCCCGAGTATAGAGACAGACTTTTAGGCATTCTTAAGAAAAATCAAGGAGGTGCTAAGAAAGACGTCCAACCTAAAAGTAAATCCCAACCTAACAAAGAACTAGACATAGGCGCTGATAAAGATATGCCCAAGGGTGGAACTGCTCCGGTTAGCCCTGTACAAGGACCTGAGGAACTACCTGACCTTCCACCTAACCCCCTGGATGCACCTGAGGCACCATCAAGCGCAGGAAGTAAACCAGATGATATTCCAGCTAGCCCCCTGGATGCACCTGAGGCACCATCAAGCGCAGGAAGTAAACCAGATGATATTCCAGCTAGCCCCATGGATGCACCAGATGCAGCATCAAGCGCAAGAAGTAAACCCGATCCTAATGTAAATCCTTTAGCAAATAAACCAGGCGATTATACTGGTGCAGATGGTATAGAAGATATGGGCACAGGAATGTTTGTTAAGCCTGAGCCTTCTAATAAAGAACTAGACATAGACGCTGATAAGGCTATTAAACCTAAAAAAGCATCATTATCCTCTGAACCAGACCCATCAAGTAAATATTTCGGAAAGAGCGGACATATGGGCCAAAAGAGCAAGGCAGAAATAAAGGCTCTTCAAACACAACTTAAAAACGCAGGGTATAATCCTGGCGACGCAGATGGTATTATAGGCAAGAATACAACGGCTGCGATCAAAAAATTACAAAGGGATTCCGGAATAGCAGTTGATGGATTATTTGGTAAAGATTCCCTGAATGCATTAGCACAAAAATTGCGTAATGATTCTACAATTAAAGAACAAATGGAAACATTTCTTAATGAAGGACCAGAGGAGAAAAAAGCTGTAGTAGACGCAATTAGAAAATTAGGCACTACTGATGAAGTAAGACAGTGGATGGGTCAACAAGGACATAATCTAGATAATATGTCAGATGATGAAGTTGTTAGCAATATTATTAGACCTTACTATAAAGCAGCAATGATGGGCGGTATTCAAGCAAAAAGAATGGGAATAGATCCTAAAAAAATTGATTCTCTTGTAAGTCAAGCTAAGAACATGCTTCCATTAGCTGGTTTAGCTCAGCTGGTCGGATACAAGCCCAGTGTTGGTTTGCGTGGTAAAGTGACTACGCCTGGTTTGGACAAAGTTAGACCTGCTGTGATTGACGTTGATCCAAGTGCTAGTGATGTTCAAACAGCGGTTGATGTTTATGATAAATTGCGTGGAAATTTTCCAAAAGCAGCAGATATGTTTGACCAGGGAGAATATAAAAACGCCATCTATCAAATATATAAACGCATGGCAGACAAGTAATAAGAGTTATTATGCGTTTTACAGAAATTATAGAGGGCAAAAAAGATGCTTGCTATCGCAAAGTAAAATCACGCTACAAAGTATGGCCCAGTGCATATGCTAGCGGTGCTCTTGTAAAGTGTCGCAAGGTTGGTGCTAAAAACTGGGGAAATAAGACCCAGGAAGATGTACAAGAAGATTTACAGAAGTGGTTTAAAGAAAAGTGGGTACGTTTTGGACCTGATGGTAAGATCCGTGGAGACTGTGCTAGAGATAATGACAGTGAAGGTAAACCCAAGTGTTTACCACAGAAAAAAGCACATGCACTAGGTAAAAAGGGACGTAAGAAAGCAGCCAGTAGAAAGCGCAGAGAAGATCCTAAAAAGAACAGACGCGGCAAGGCAAAGAATGTGAAAACAAAATGAGATTTTCAGAAATTATACACAAACCCTCACCAGTTGAACTAGCAATTAAAGAACATATTGCTCAGTGCGTTCCTTTTAGTGAATGCATGTTCCGTCCGGGTAGTCGAGCATTTACAGAGTTTTATACTCGTGTGCGTGAGATGCGTGAAAGCCTTAACCTAGATTGGCAGGATCAAGAACTACTTGATACAGACATTGGTGAATGCATTGTGGTAGAGGGTGAGCGTGTTCCTCTTGATGTTCCTATTGCCGAAGAAGTTGAACTTGATGAAGCAGAGTATCAAGGACGCAAAGTTAAACTAAATTCACCCAAGCGTGGCGGTTCTAAGAAGTATTACGTATACGTAAAGAATCCCAAAACTGGCAAAGTTAAAAAAGTTAGCTGGGGTGACACAACTGGTTTAAGTACCAAGGCTAAAAACCGTGGCGCAGTTCGTAGTTTTGTAGCCAGACATAAATGTAAACAAAAAAACGATAAAACTAAAGCAGGATACTGGGCATGTCGTACACCACGTTATAAAGCACTTGGTGTCAAAGGCGGACAGTGGTGGTGAAACCTTACACTGAACAAGTAAGGCACAACACAAGAACCCGTAAATTTTCTACACTTACAGAAAGCGATGAACTTGTCTGGCACAGAGATGCTACTGATAGAGAGGTTCACGTGCTTGAAGGCCTGGGGTGGCATTTTCAGATGGATAATGAATTGCCCGTACCACTAAATCCTGGCGACGTAATACATATACCCAGAGAAACTTATCATCGTATTATAAAAGGCAAAACAGATCTTACTGTAAAAATTATAGATAAATAAGGATAAAGACGGGAATTTTGCTATGACTACTTCTTTAGATATTCGTAAAACTATAACAATGCTAGAAAAAACTGGCATGGAATATGTAGCCAATAGAGATTTTATAAAAGTTCTCCAAACAATCAAAGATGGAATAACTTACACTCTGGGCAATGTAGAGCACGATGATGGCGATGTTAAGAAAAATAGTTATAGTATATATAAAAAAGTAAGAGATGGTGGATTTGAATATAATGATAAGTTTTTTCCTCAGGAATTCTATGTTGAGGTAGAACCATTACGTGTAAGTGGCTATGCTAAAATGCCAGAAGTACAACAAGCGTTTTCAAAATGGGTAGAAGAAAATTAAAAATATTAGGAAATCTACATGGAGAATTTAAACAAACCATTTCTAAAATGGTGGATCCAGTTTGTGTGTATTAGTTTTGGTGTTGTTGTAGCATTTGAACTAGGCTGGTGGCATGCCCTTTACCAATCAGATATTACCAAAATTAGTTTAGCCATTCTTGCTATTTTTTGTTTAACAACTTTACTTACTGGTTATATAAGTAAAAATTTCCAAAAACAAAAAATAAAACGCCTAGGCAACTACGCATGGTTTTCCAGCGAAGCTATGATAACACTGGGAATGATTGGAACGGTTGCTGGATTTTTAATAATGCTAGGCGGTGCTTTCTCTAGTATTAACGTAAATGATGTAGTTAGTGTTCAAAACGCTATTAGTAAAATGGCTGTGGGTATGAGTACAGCTCTTAGTACAACTCTTGTAGGACTAATTTGTAGTGTATTAACCAAAGTACAAATGGTTATCCTAGAAAATAGCTGGGAAGATGGCGGAGAGAAGTAGATACAGGACTAACTTTGCTTTTATAGACTTACTGTTTAATTTATTGGTAGGTATCACACTACTATTCTTTTTAGCATTTATACTTATAAATCCAGTAGCAAAAAAGAAAGATATAGAAGCTAAAGCAGAATATCTAATAACCATGACCTGGCCGGAACGCAATGAGGACGATATTGATATATGGGTAATGGATAACCAAAAACATATAGTGAGTTTCCGGAACAAAGACAATGCTTTAATATCACTGGATAGAGATGATTTGGGCACAAGGAATGACGAGTTTATAGAACACAGTACCAAAAAAGTTATAAGGATATATCAGAATAGAGAAGTTATTAGCATACGATCCAAGGACCCTAGAAGATATCTTGTCACAGTTCACAAATACATGAATACTAGCAAGGAGCCTACTCATATAACTATTGAACTTACAGAAATAAATCCATATAAAATACACATTGTAAAAAAGCTAGTACTAGATCATATGGGAGACGAAAAACAAGCCTTTGAATTTGAAGTAATGCCTGATGGCAGTACCATTGTTGAAGAAACTGAGAGACTAGTAATTAATGACCCAAAATTAGGAATTTTAAATCAGGTTGGTAGATAATGTTTGACTTTAGTTTTAATTCTACGATATTACTTTTTATATGGACAGCAGCAGGTATTGTCTGCTTAATACCTATGTTACTCAAGGAGACATGGAAAAAGTATTTGATTGTACCTACTGTATTCTTTGCCGTGTATGCTAGCTTTATTACAAACAAAGAATTTTTAGGCACACCACTGTACCAACTTCCAGAAGGAGAATTTGTTTACCTAGGTCATAGAATAACTACAGAAAATAAAAAGAAATACATTACACTATGGGCTATTGTTGATAACAAGGAAAGACTATATTACTTTGCTAGTAACAATCAACAACAAAAAGAATTATCCAAAAGTAGAACACGTAGCAGTAATGGTCTAGTTCAGCTAGGCAAATTTAAACCTAAAAAACCTATTAATAATGTGGAAGATACAAAATTTGCTGAACTACAAACCTATGACTTTCCGTTTCAGGAAAAATTTCCTAAAAATCCAGTTGACTAAACTAACACTGTGTAATATAATACATTATCATAAGGAGTTATCAATGAGCGATAGTGATAGAGTTTTTAGCCAAGAAGAGAAATCAAAACTAACACAACTAATTAACGAGGGTCTTACTGTTTTACAGGAAGTTGATGATTTAAACGAAGGTCTCAACGACACAGTAAAAGCTATTGCTGAGGAGATGCAGATCAAGCCAGCAGTGCTAAAAAAAGCAGTAAAGACCGCATACAAAGCAGACTTTGCCAAGCATAGTGAAGATCTAGCAGCCCTGGAAAATATCTTAGCCACAGTTGGCAAACTTCAGTGACACAACAGAAGCCCTACCAGCTACTTGCATGGTTAGGTACAGCTACTATTTTAATTGGATCAGTTCTTGCGGCCTTTAACATTTATCCTGTATACTTGTATGTGTTCCTGGTTGCTAATGGCATCTGGGCAACAGTAGGCTGGTTATGGCGAGAGCAGAGCTTGGTTATTTTAAACGCGGGAATAACAGTAGTTTATCTTCTCGGGCTGTACTTTAAATAATTGTGGGAAATATATATATAAATGTATGTCGACGCTCATTTTGATCGAGACCATGATAGAATTAACATAGTAGAGCGTGTAGGGGGTAGAAGAGAGTATCGCGAATTCCCTGTTAACTACATATTCTACTACAATGATCCGCGTGGTAAACACAGGACAATCTATGGCAATCCTGTAAGTAGGTTTAGCACCAGAAATGGAAAAGAGTTCCAAAAAGAACTTAAGATTCATGGCAAGCATGGACTCTGGGAAAGTGATATTAATCCAGTATTCAGATGTTTAGCGGAAAACTATCTAGGTTCAGATGCTCCAAAACTAAACGTAGCATTTTTTGACATTGAAGTGGACTTTGACCCTGAGCGTGGATATAGCACGCCTGATGATCCTTTTAATACTATTACAGCAATTACAGTATACATGGATTGGCTTAACCGACTTGTAACGCTGGCTATTCCACCCAAGAGTATGAGTATACAAACTGCCCAGGAAACTGTTGCTGACTTTGATAATAAATTCTTATTTGAACGTGAAGATAATTTACTAGAAGCATTCTTGGACTTGATTGAAGATGCAGATATCCTCAGTGGTTGGAACAGTGAGGGTTATGATATTCCCTACACAGTTAACAGGATTACCAGAGTACTCAGCAAGGATGATACCAGACGTTTCTGCTTATGGGGACAGTATCCAAAGCAGCGGACGTTTGAAAGATTTGGCGCAGAAAATATTACCTTTGATTTAATTGGCAGGCAGCATTTAGATTACATGCAACTGTACCGCAAATACACATATCATGAAATGCACAGTTACAGTTTAGATGCTATCGGTGAATATGAACTCAATGAACGTAAGGTTACCTACGAAGGTACATTGGATCAACTATATAATCAAGACTTTTATACATTCATTGACTATAACAGACAAGACACAATGCTGTTACATAAGTTGGATACTAAACTAAAATTTATTGATTTGGCAAACGAACTTGCTCATGCTAACACTGTGTTATTACCAACTACCATGGGCGCGGTAGCTGTTACAGAACAGGCTATTATTAACCATGCACACGAACAAGGATTGGTTGTCCCTAACAAGAAAAAGCCGGACGAAAATCATAATAAAGCAGCAGGTGCTTATGTAGCCAAGCCCAAGGTCGGACTACATGACTGGATTGGCAGTATTGACTTAAACAGTCTGTATCCCAGTGTTATCAGAGCACTAAACATGGCTCCTGAAACTATTGTAGGGCAACTACGTCCAGTTATAACTGATAAATCTATCCAAGCAGTGCTAGCACAAAAAGGCACATTTAGTGATGCCTGGGATGGCGAGTTTGGTAGTAAAGAATATCAAGCAGTCATGAACATGGAAGTGGGCACTGAGATCACTATTGACTGGGAGAGTGGCGATAGTGATATATTAAGCGCAGCAGATACATGGCGGTTAATCTTTGACAGCAACAATCCCTGGATACTAAGTGCTAACGGTACAATACTAACCTATGAAAAGAAGGGCATTGTTCCCGGGTTGCTGGAACGCTGGTATGCTGAACGTAAAGAACTACAGGCAAAGATGCGTGAAGCAACTGGGGAGGAACGTGCTTTCTGGGACAAGCGACAGCTGGTAAAGAAAATTAACTTGAACAGTTTGTATGGCGCCATCCTAAATCCATACTGCCGCTTCTTTGATCATCGTATTGGCCAAAGCACTACACTGACTGGTAGATGTATTGCTAAACACATGAGCGCACAGGTTAACAAATTACTTACTGACAAATATGATCATCAGGGAGATTGTATTATCTATGGTGACACAGACAGTGTGTACTTTAGTGCCTGGCCGGTGATACAAGAACAAGTAGAATCTGGCAAAATGAAATGGGGCAAAGACGAATGCATTCAACTTTATGACCAACTTGGTGAAGCAGTTAACGAAACATTCGCAGCGTTTATGGAACGTGCTTTTCATTGTCCAAGAAGCTATGGTGAAATTATTGCTGCGGCTAGAGAAATTGTAGCAACCAAGGGCTTGTATATTACCAAGAAACGCTATGCTGCTCTGGTTATTGACACAGAGGGTTTCCGCAGTGACATGGACGGCAAGCCAGGCAAAGTTAAAGCCATGGGACTTGATCTCAAGCGCAGTGATACACCCAAGTATATGCAGGACTTTCTCATGGAATTGCTGATTGATGTGCTTACTGGCAAGCAAGAAGATCATATTGTAGAACGTATTAAAGATTTTAAATACCAATTCAAGGACAAACCAGGCTGGGAAAAAGGCACACCCAAGCGTGTTAACAACCTAACAATGTATAGTGCTAGAGAACGTGCAGAAGGTAAAACAAACATGCCGGGACATGTAAGGGCAGCAATGAACTGGAACTATCTACGCAAACTTCATGGCGACAACTACAGCCAGCAAATAGTAGATGGCATGAAAACCATTGTGTGTAAACTTAAAGATAATCCACTGGGATATACAAGTGTAGGCTATCCAACAGATGAGACTACACTTCCTAAATGGTTCAAAGACCTGCCTTTCGATGAGAGTGCCATGGAAGATGCTATCGTAGATCAAAAGATAGACAACTTGCTCAGCGAGCTAAACTGGAATCTTAAAGAAAAAACACAGACCAAGAATACATTTGACGATTTGTTTACGTTTGGATAATATATGCGTATATAAATATATGCATGAGCAGACTTCATAAAAAGCATAGTTTACTAGATCTTTTTAAAAGAAGACTGAAAAATTTACCAATTAACTTGGACGATCATTTATCCCTGGCGAAAAAAACCGTATCAGATCAAGTTGCTGTATGGAAAGATAATACAAAATATCAAGTTCTTTCTCAACGAATTAGTGAATTAGAGATTGCAAAAAATAACTATAATTTAGCAGTACAAGAGCTTGATGATGACATAAACAAATTACTACAAGAAAAAGAAAAAAGAATAATACAACGCGACTATGACAGAGTAAACACCTATGAAGCTGAAGATACAGTACTTAGAAATAGCTGGTTAAGCGCAAAAATAAAAGATGTATGTTCAGGAGTTATACAGGCAAACACATTTTGGCAGTATGCTAGTTTAGAGATTAATCCCGGAGATGGATGTCTTAGTCAGCTTATGAACGCGGCTGATCCACAGTACTGTATTGTAGCAGATAGCAGTGTTGAAAAACAGGTTAAGAGTAAATTCAACGAATTTTACAGTACTAGGAGATTAAGGTGTTATTCTAGTTTGGATAAGATACCTGATGCTACAGTAGGTTTTGCTAGTTGTATTAACTTATATGAATATCTACCCTTGGAAAATATCAAAGAAATTAGCACAACAACTTTTACAAAATTAAAGCCTGGTGGAAAGTTTTTAATAACATATAATGACTGTGAGCAAAGATACAGTTTAGAGTTGTTAGATAATGAATTTAGGTGTTTGGCTACCAAAACTCTAATATCCAGTTTACATTTTGGTTTAGGATATGACGTGTTAGACTCTGGTAACACAGATAACGGTACCTGGAGTTATATGGTGCTACAAAAACCTGGAGAACTTACCAGCCAAAAACTAGCCAGTCCACAAGTTGAATTTGTTCCTAAATTTGTTCCTTATGCGGTTTGGCCCAGCGAACTACGGGAACTAGTGGAGGCAAAGAAAAGTAGGTCATCGGTTCAATGGAGGGGTGATGTTATGGCATATTATCAACCTGCGTGGAACAATCTTAAAACCAGTGTACACAAATATATTGATACTTTTTATCACACAAATAGTTGACACTATAACCACAAACAAGTATAATTAATTAATCATAAAGCAAAGGATTTTTTAATGAAAGATTATCTGTTAGACATTGTTAAGCATACACACAGCCTAGGTATTATTGATCTGGTAAAAATTAACGGAGATGATTCCCAGACAAATATTGAAGGCTTGGCAGAAGATCGCAGTGTCATCCTACAAGGTAAATTCCACAACCCAGTAGCAGAGTTCATGGGCACGTTTGGTATGCCTAATCTAGACAAGCTGGGTGTTATCCTGCGTATTCCCGAATATGCAGAAAATGCTAAGATTACTATTAACACACAGGAACGCAATGGCGAAACAGTTCCAGTTGGTGTACACTTTGAAAATGCTGCTGGCGATTTCCAGAACACATACAGATTTATGAGCAGCGACATTGTCAATGATAAACTTAAAAGTGTTACCATGAAAGCAGTTAACTGGGGTGTAGACTTTGAACCCAGCATTGCTGGTATCCAGCGTCTCAAGATGATGATCAGTGCTAACAGCGAACAAAGTGTGTTTACTGCTAGAACAACTGGTAAGGATTTAACTTTTGCTTTTGGTGATGCTAGTTCGCATGCCGGTGAGTTTGTATTTCAACCAGATGTTGGTGGTAGTCTCAGCAAAGCCTGGAGTTGGCCAGTTGATAGCATTAGCAAGATCCTAAGTCTAAGCGGCGACATTAGTTACAAGATTAGTGATGATGGCGTTAGCCAGATTACAGTTGACAGCGGACTTGGTGTTTACAACTATCTACTTCCTGCACAAACAAAGTAATAAAAAACGTGTATCTTGACTACTGTGAATTTTATATAACTAATGTTTGTAATTTAACATGCTCTAACTGTAATAGGTTCAACAACTATAATGTAAAAGGTAGAGTAGATTTTAACTATGATCTATACAAGCCCTGGGCAGATAAGCTAAATTTTGGTTATATCGGCATCATAGGCGGAGAGCCGTTGCTGCATCCAAACTTAAAAGATTGGATTATAGGTATACACAGTCTTTGGCCTAATACTGCCATACAAATAACTACAAATGGAACGAGAATAAATTACGTAAGAGATTTATTCAATACATTTGTAGAGTGTAATGTAATCATAGAAATTACACTCCATGATACCATTATTGATAAGTTTGTATTTGAAGAGCTGGAAAAGTTTAAAGAAAAAGGCACAAACTGGCAGAAAAAAGTTATAGATAATACCCAGCTGGACAGGGACAATAAAGAAATGACCATCACTAATGAATATTTAACATGTGATCAAGGGCTAATGATTAAATTTAACCCTGGCTACTATTTTCAGTCAGTGCAAATTACAGAGAAGCAACATCAATCTAATAGGGTTAAACCTATTATAGGAGATCCAGAACGTGCCCATTATGTTTGTGGTATAAAAAACTCTCATACGTTTTACGAAGGTAAATTGTATAAATGCGGGTTTATTCCCAGTATAAAAGAATACTTTAAAACATATAATCATAACGATGGTTGGGATCCTGTTTACAAATATGAAGCACATGAATTTGATTCTGACTTAACTAGATTGACAAAACCAGAGAATGTTTGCAGTTTATGTCCTAATAGAATAAAAACTAGTAAAGTTATAACATCATTTAAATGAAAATATCGATTCCAAATTTAGATCTGTTCATAGCGCAAACTTGTAATTTGAGTTGTAGTGGTTGTATTACTTTCAGTGACAGTAAACTAGTAAAGGGGATTACAAGATACAATCCGGATCATCTAGAATTCTGGAGTCAACACATACAACCAGCATACATTAATATGTTTGGTGGTGAACCCTTACTTAATCCTGATCTGGAATTATGGATCGCTGGTTGTAGTGGATACTGGCCTGCTAGCAACCTAACCATACAAACAAATGGTGTAAAACTTACAGTCGATCATCTAGATTTAATAGACAAATATGGAGTAAGTTTTCGTATTAGCCAACACATAGCAGATTACAAGAGCACTATAACAGAGTTTATAGATGCTGCTCTAGCAACTGGCAAGTTTCAGCCCTGGACAAATGAAAATGGACCAGTACAAAATGGTTATGGTGAACAACGTGGCTGGATAAATGAAAGCGGTGCTAGTATACAATGGACAGAAAGTTATAGTGAAACAGTTTGGTGGCCATTTTATCAGGGAACTGCTGAAGATAGTAACCCTAGTTTCAGTTATTTTAGCAATGATTTTGCTAGTAGTTGGAATACCTGTGTAGCCAAAACGTTTGTTAACATGTTTGAAGGTAATCTCTATAAATGTCCAGCAGTTGCTGGTTTGTTAATAAATGGGCATAGCCTAGGCCTAGATAAAAAAAATTACTGGTCGGACTGGTTTAATAACTATAAAAGGTTGAATATAGGCAGTGATAGTGCTACAATAACTGAGTGGTTTAATGAACAGCAAGGACCACAAAGTTGTTGTAATATGTGCTCTAGAAATGTAAGCACAAACGTAGAAGTACAAACAGGAGTAAATTCAAAGGTTAAACTATGAAAAACAGAGATAAAATTAGAATTTTAGAAGATCAACATCGTAGACTAGATAGTGCTTGTTATGAACTTGAGCGCCTGAGAGAACTGGATCGTAGTGAGGATATGAAATTTAAACTACAGGACCTTAAGAAGAAAAAACTTGCTGTAAAAGACGAAATTGCTTTCTTAATGAAAAGCGAATTGGCTGAACAAGAAGCATTTGATTTTGAAAATTATGAAAGATAGTTTTCATGACTGAAAGATATTATAAAGTATACTTGTTGGGATATGGAGGCGAACATGTTATTGGCACTCTTACAAAAGAACAATATGATTTTTGGAAAGATCTAGAAGAAGAAGACATTATTAACCATGCGTTCTGGGATCCATGGGACGAAAGTGATGAGAATCCTGTGTTTGACGATACTGATCCAAGATTTTTGGGAAACTGGTATGATCTAGATGACTTAATGCATGAAAATGGCGTATCTGCCGAAAATGCTCTAATAACTATAGAAGAAGTTGATAGTTCTGATTATGATGCTAAAATATTAGAGACACTAATAGAAAATGTATCCTGGGAAGAGTTTGTAGAAAAATACAATATAAGCCTGGGTAAAGATCAGGTTATAGATTTAGAAGAAACCATGGATTATACAGAATATACCTTTCACGGGTTCGCTGCGGAAAAGGGTTGTTTAGGCGTGTATGTTATTAAAACAGACAGTGAGTTAGACATTAATAAATTAAACTTTTGCTTGACACATGTGCCAAATACGGATACAATATTAGAACTAATCGATTATGCTGGTCAGGACGTGGATCGCGAAGGTGGCGATACAATAGGCAAAGGGTACTACGCAAGTGTCCAACAAAATTAGTGACAGTGAGATGCAAGAAGTTTATGACAGATTTTTTACTCTAGCTATGACTATAGCAGAAGAAAAAGACGATATTTCACTTGTTGCTGGTATCATGCTAGCACAGGCAATGCGTTTATACAAGACCATGCTTGGTGAACAAGACTTTCTTGATCTATGTGAAACAGTGTATGAAACATCTAAAGAAATAAAACCTTTAGACCTAGAAACCTACGATTTATCTAAAACTTTTCACTGAAAGGAAAAAATCAAAACTATGTTTGCTGTTAAGGTATTAGTTGATGATACTTGGTTGTACGTTACTAAAACGGATCAGCCTGATCCAATATTATTTGATACTGAAGATGAAGCCGAAGATTTTGCTAGTGCGTGGCGGCTATCCGGTGCAGAAGGAAATGTAAAGGTGGTGAACTATGACGGGCTTTAAAAACAAACAAGACTACACTGACTGGGCTTACTATCAGATGAAAAAGTACGGTATTCGTATGCCAGAAACATATTCAGCTGATGAATTGGAATATCTTAATCCCAGTGTTCCCAGAGATTTTATTGATAACCTTGTAAAGCAGAGAGACAACAATGGCTGAAACCAGAGAAAGTCATGACGAATATATCCTACGTAAGATGCGTGAAGAAAGTCTAAAAGATCGCTTACGCAGAGCGGACAAAATGATCTGGGTAACCTTCCAGAAAGAAGGTATCCACAAGTATCCTGCTGCTCTCAACGATCCTAAACTAGCAACTGGCGATGAATATGATGTAAGTTTCCTGGGATATCCGCACAGGCACATATTTCATTTCCGTGTATGGATCGAAGTATTCCATGATGATCGCGATATTGAATTTATACAATTCAAGCGTTGGTTGGAAAACTTATATAAAGACGGAACATTAGAATTAGATTTTAAATCTTGCGAAATGATCAGCGATGATTTGTACTTACAAATCCTGGAACGCTATCCAGGTCGTAATGTTCAAATTGAGGTAAGCGAAGACGGTGAGAACGGTTCACAAACTTTTTATAACAAGGATATTTAAAATGAAACAAGAAGTAACACGAGTATTTGACGACCTAGACGATTTCCTACGTTTTTGTGCAACGTTTGGTCACCCCTATAACGAGGCTGATCTATATAACGACGAAAGCGAAGTATATCAGCAGTATCGCATGCTAAAAGATGGCAAGCGTATCAGCAACAACTGGATGCGAGATGCTAAAATTCATGGACACCGAATTTTTGGAAACAGATAATGTCTCCGGAACAAGCAAAATTTCCCTATAGTGTTGTTGTTAAAAGCGAACATTATACACAACGAGCAAATCATCTACCTGTTCAAGGGGGAGCATTAAACGCTGGTTACACCGTCGCGCCGGCGCGACGGCCGGCACCAGTGGATGCCCTTTGTATGATCAGTAATTTACTTGGCAAACACGGTCTACAGTACAATGTAGACTGGTGGTGGGAAGGTTTTGGTAGTGGAGATTATAATCCAAACACTGGGCATACTAGTAGGATACAATTAAGGTTTAAAAAAGAAGAACACAAATTACTTCTCCATCTTAGCCCAGACATGGATCACAGGTTATGTTAACAAATGTATTACTAATAGGTGGTGCTGGATTTATAGGCGGGCATCTTAAAAATAAACTAGAGTCTAATGGTACCACTGTTGATGTCATTGACAAAAAACATGGAAAAAATATACTGGACGAATATGCTCTAGTAGCAGACAGAGAATATAGTCATGTAGTATTTTTAGCAGCAGAAGCAAATCTTAGAGCAGTAAAACGAAATCCTGTTGATGCTATCAAAACAATGACTGTAGGTTTAATGAACTGTTTGAAATATTATTCAGACAGTCATTTTACATATATTAGTAGTAGTATGGTTTATGGCAACTGGGCTGGAGACAGTGTAAGTGAAAATGATGCTCGAGCTCCTATAGACTTGTATGGCCAACTTAAACTGGCTGGAGAAGGCATTGTTAAAGAATTACACAGCAACTATACCATTATAAGGCCCACGGCAGTTTATGGTCCTGGTGATGATCCTACTAGAGTACTTCCACACTTTATAAACCTAGCAAGACAAAATCAAATACTTACAGTAAAAGGGTCTAACAACATGCTAGATTTTACGCATGTTGACGATATTATACAAGGAATTATACTGGGTATGAATAGACCTAAATACAGTACAGGCGTTTACAACATAAGTTACGGTAACGCAGTACCCTTAGAAACTGTAGCTAAATACATTACAAAGTGCTTGGGCACCGGATCAGTTAAAGTAGATCCGCTGGACTTAGAATACCCAAAACGTGGCAGCATGAATATCACAAAAGCAAGAACTGAACTGGGATACAAGCCTACAACGCACGTATTTGATGGTATAAATGAACTATTATCATAAGGATATTTAATGTATATTGGTTTTATAGGGTTAGGTAAACTTGGCATGCCCTGTGCTGAAGCAATGGCACAAAAATACGACGTAACAGGATACGATATACAGCCAAAAACCAGCAACTTAGTAGACATAGTATCTAACTTAGAGCAAGCAGTTACAAACAAAGACCTAGTATTTGTTGCTATTCAAACACCACATCAGCAGGAATACGATGGTAGCCAACCGTGCATGGACCTTGAACCCAAGGACTTTGATTACAGTCAAGTAAAGCAGTGCTTACAAGAAATAAACAAATATGCAAATAAGCACACGTTAGTAGTTCTTATTAGCACAGTGTTGCCGGGTACGGTTCGCAGAGAACTAGCACCACTAATCACCCAGGCTCGTTTTATATACAACCCATACCTAATAGCAATGGGTAGTGTTAGTTGGGACATGATTAATCCAGAAATGGTTATCGTTGGTACAAAAAACGGCAGTTATACAGACGATGCTACATTAATTATTGACTTTTACAAGGAGTTAATGGAGAACAATCCACGTTATGTTGTAGGAACCTGGGAAGAAGCAGAAAGCATTAAGATTTTTTATAATACATTTATTAGTGCTAAACTAAGTCTTGTAAACATGATCCAGGATGTTAGTATGAAATTGGGTAATATGAATGTTGATGTTGTAACGGATGCACTATCAAGAAGCACACAACGTATCATGGGTCCACAATATATGAAAGCTGGCATGGGGGATGGCGGTCCTTGTCATCCCAGAGACAATATTGCTCTACGTTTTATGGTACAAGAACTTGGGTTAGGCTATGACTTGTTTGATGCTATTATGCAAGCCAGAGAAATACAAGCTGAAAACGTTGCTTTTAAACTAGTAGATTTAGCTAATGAATATAATATGCAGATTGTCATACACGGTAAAGCATACAAGCCACAAGTTCCATATTTAGAAGGCAGCTATAGTTTGCTAATTGGACACTACTGTAAAAAACTAGGGTTTGATCCTGTATATGTTGATCCAGAAACCGGTGATGCATTTGAACCTACAGAGCCTTGTGTTTTTTTACTAGCGCACAGCGCCAACACTACTTATAAGTATACTAACAATCAACCAGTTGATACTAATACAATGTACTGTTTAGTGCCTGACGGAAGTGTTGTTGTTGACATGTGGAGAAACTATACCAATAACAAGTGTACAGTTATTCATTATGGAAATACACGTGACTAATTGGCACATAGACAAAATAGAATCTTTTTGGGACAATGATCATCAATTCCTAAACTACGAATCAGAAAATTTTAACAATCCCGACGATATTTTAAATTGGCAAGGAAAAGGATATAAACCACCATTTGTTGGTGAACTCTGCGACATGCGTAAACCACAGGCTTGGTACACAGATAATGTCGTGGAATACTTTAAAAACAAGTATAGCATAGAAAACGTTGGTACAAGTTTTTACAGAATGTCCACAGGCATTATACTTCCTAAACACCGAGACACATACAAAAAATACAGAGAATTGTTTGGGGTTAGTGTACACCAAATCCAACGTATTATAGTTTTTTTAGAAAACTGGCGCAGCGGACATTATTTTGAAATTGAAGGCACACCAATTGTAGATTGGCAAGCCGGAGATTATGTTTGGTGGAGAGGCGATGCAGAACACATGGCAGCTAACCTAGGAACGGAATATAGATATACGCTACAGATAACAGGACATGATGGATTATAAGGTTCTTGAAGATTTTGAAAACTTATTAAGTAAGTATACTGGTGCTCCTTATGTTGTTCTTACTGACAGTTGTACTCATGCTGTAGAACTTTGCATACGTCAGCAAAAGTGGCAGGGCCCGGTTATACTTCCTCCAAAAACATATATTAGCATACCCATGACCATGCATAAACTTGGTTTACAAGTTTACTGGGATCACGAATATAACTGGAAACACCAGTATAGAATTGCGCCCACAAATATCTGGGATAGTGCTCGAGCATTTGATAAAAATATGTACAAGCCAGGTGCTTGGCAGTGTTTAAGTTTCGGCTGGGACAAAAGGTTAGCCATTGGCCATGGTGGGGCTATATTGTTAGACAAAAAAAGCGATTACATTTCGCTTAAATGTATGGCATATGACGGCAGATTTCTAGATATAAAACCCTGGCAAGAACAATCTAATTGGCAGTTAGGTTTTCATTATAATATGAGACTGGAAGACGCTGCTAAAGGTATAGAACTATTATCTCAACCTGATAAATTGCCAATGATGTATACGCAGGTAAAAGAGTATCCTGACGTGAGCAAAATTAAAATTAAACTTGACTAATCGTCTAAATAATCTTATCATTAATAATAAAAAAAGGTACAACTATATGGCAGTTAGAATAAATCTAAGTGAAAAAAATCATGACTATGCAGTGTTCACACCTGCGCTTAGTGGCTTTTATCAGAGTTATGTAAGCAAGCAACAGCAAGATCCCAATCATGTAGAACAATCACGTATACCAGCAAAGTTTGAAAATGGTATTGAAGGCTTGAACTTCTTAAATCCTGAGCAGGGATACTTTACCTACAATCATGTTCTTTACAGTGCTGGACATGCTGAACTAGACATGGCTAAAGCAGTGGATCGTGAAAGTATGATCCATAAGCGTGATAGAAACAATACTGTGCTTATTGGTGACAGTGGCGGGTTCCAGATTAGTAAAGGTGTGTGGCAGGGTAACTGGCTAGAGCCTGAAGGGCAATGTGCTGACACAGACAAAAAGCGTGGTGTAGTTCTCAACTGGTTAGAAAATACAGCAGACTACAGCATGGTACTGGATATCCCCACAAACGGTTTGAACTTCATAGACGAAACAACAGGCAAACCTAGATGTGGTTTGAATGACTATGCTGAGTTCCGTGATGCTACTCGAGCCAACAATAACTATTTCTTTAAACATAGACAGGGCAAAACAAAGTTCCTAAACGTGCTACAGGGCAGTACATATGAACAAGCAGATGACTGGTTTGATAATGTATGCTTGCCTATTGTAAATGAAACAAGTGGATGGGCATTTGGTGGTGTACAAAAAACAAACCTCAACCACAGCCTAAGAAGGTTGCTATATCTCAAAGAACTTGGATTGCTACAAAAAGCAGAATGGATTCACTTCTTGGGCACAGGTAGACTTGACCAGGGTGTAATGTATACTGCTATGCAACGGGCTATCAGAAAGTCTATAAATCCGTTCCTTACAATAAGCATGGATTGTGCAAGTCCATTTATTGCTACAGCAAACGGCCAAGTGTATACTGACAATACATTTAACAACAAGCGTATTGGCTACAACATGGTACACATGGTAGACGAAAAGGATCCCGCAAACAAAGAAGCACCCTGGCCCTGGGACGACTCACCTATTGGCGCCAGACTTACCTGGCGTGATGTTAACTGGTATGATCCAGGTGACTTAAACAAGATTGGTAAAGAAGGCAAAACCAGTTGGGATAGTTTTGCATACTGTTTGATGATGGGACATAACATCTACAAGCATATTGATTCAGTACAAATGGCTAACCGTCTAATGGCAAGGCCAATTGGTATGAATGAATGGATACCAGACCAATATTTGCAATTCCAGGATCTATGTGTAGACTTGTTTGCTAGAGATTATAACAAGAGCATGGCTGCTATTGATGCAGAACTTGACAAGCATGAAGGTTTGATTAGTAAACTAAGCCGTATTAAAAATCTTAAAAACACAAACGCATTTGAGAGTTTGTTTAGTTTTGATGTTCCAACAACCAACACTGATATAGACAGTAGCCAGGAAGAGGACGATGCCCGATGAACACCATTTATATTATATGTCTGGAGCCTATTGATCAGAGATATACTAAACAGTGGTTTACAAACATTCCCAGTATACTGGAACAGCGTATCCAGGAACAGGGCTTAGATTATCGTGTAGTTACTATTGAAGGTGACACAGTGCCTGATAATACTACAGCAGGTGCGTTTTTGGACTTTGGTGCTACAAACGTCTACAAAGCAAGCCAGACTGTAACTGTTAGCAAGATGTTTAGTCAGGGAGACATCAAGCCTGGTGATAAGTTTTTAGTTACAGATGCCTGGAACTTTATTATTACACCTATCAAATACATGAGTGACCTGCTGGACATTCCAGTAGAAATACACAGCATCTGGCATGCTGGGGCATATGATCCCAGTGACATCCTGGGTTACAAAATGAACAAGCCATGGCCCTGGGATGCTGAGCGTAGTTGGTTTTATAGCAGTGACTATAACTACTATGCCAGTGAAAATCATCGTAAAATGTTTTTAACTAACTTAAACATACCAGAAGAATATCATCACAAAGCAGTGCGAAGTGGCCAGCCACACGAATTGATAATCGATGATCTTGTTAGGCATCAGAATACAGACAAACAAGATCGTGTTATGTGGCCACATCGTTACAATGCTGACAAGCAACCAGCGATCGCAGAAGATCTTGCTGCCAACTTTGACATGGTTATTACTCAGAAAATGAACTTGAACAAAGCAGATTACTATGCTACAATGGGCACAAGTAAACTTATTTTTAGTTGTGCACTACATGAGAACCTTGGCATCAGTGTCATGGAAGCAGTGCTAACTGGAGCAGTTCCAGTGGTGCCGGATCGTTGTAGTTACAGTGAAATGTATTTAGATGAATTTAAATATCCCAGTGAGTGGACAGAGGATCTGGAAAGTTATCAGAAAAATAAACACAGGGTAGCAGAGTTTATTCAGGATAAACTGGATAACTACTCTAATTATCATAATCTTATTCGTGAGCAACAGAGTATTCTCGTACGAGATTATTTAAGCAGCAATATTATGATGGACAAATTATTAGAAAAAAAGGAACTTAGTGCATGAGAAATACTTCCGAACAAATTATAGAACGTATAAAACAGTCCAATGGCCGTTACTGGGCTGGAGATAATATTAGTGAATATCTAGGGCCAGGTGACAAAGAAGCACTTATTGAAGAACTTACTGTTAAGTTTGAAAGTGTACTGGATAGTTTGGTGATCGATCGTCACACTGATCCAAACAGTCAGGATACTGGCAGACGTTTGGCCAAGATGTACATTCGAGAGATAATGAGTGGTCGTTACAATCCTAAACCTAACGCAACAGCATTTCCTAATCATACAAATGAGCGATATGATGGTATGCTAGTCGTGCGTAGTGAACTTAAAAGTATGTGTTCACACCACCATCAACCAGTCACTGGTGTAGCATACATTGGAATTATTGCTGCTGATACTCTCATTGGTTTAAGTAAATATACACGAATAGCACAATGGTGTGCTCGCCGTGGAACTCTACAAGAAGAACTTGCCATGGATATTGCCCGAGAAATTCAGGCAGCAACTGGCAGTAATGATGTTGGCGTATATATTCAGGCTACACATGGTTGTTGTGAAAATCGCGGCATAGGTGCTCATAGTAGCCTAACACAAACTACAGTTTTGCGTGGCAGTTTCCACAATGATCCTGCTTGCAAGAAAGAGTTTATGGATAACATTAAACTACAACAAGGATTTGCTCCAAGATGATACTGTTATTTGATGTAGACGGTACTCTTACTCCGAGCAGGGGAGAAATGAATCTTGAGTTTGCTAATAAGTTTCTCAAGTTAAAAAACTTTAGTTTAGTCACTGGCAGTGACTGGCCAAAAACAGTGGAACAAGTTGGCACAAAAATATTTGAAGATGCTGATTATTCATTTAATTGTAGCGGCAATGATGTTTACAGCAAAGGAAAACACATAGCCAAAAATAACTGGAAACCCGGCACAGACTTACTGGATTACCTTAGCAAGTGTTTAGGGGAATCTAGTTATCCTGAAAAATATGGTAACCATATTGAAATACGAACTGGAATGCTTAACTTTAGTATAGTAGGAAGAAATGCTATAGGTAAGCAAAGAACAGATTATTATAACTGGGACGTTCAAATGCTGGAACGTGACAGAATATGCAGAGGAATCAAATATCATTTTCCAGAACTTTGTGCTGAAGTTGGTGGTGAAACTGGTGTTGACATTTATCCAGTTGGTAATGATAAATCCCAGTGCTTAAAATATTTTGGTGGTCGACCAATACATTTTTTTGGTGATTCTTGTCACGCCGGCGGGAATGATTATAGCATAGCAAGTATACTGGAATCTAGATCAGATTGTAAAGTATATCATGTCAATGATTGGAAGGAAACATGGCAGATCCTAAACCAAAAATATATGAATCACCTGATGGTGGATTAACTGTATACGCCAGAGATTTTGGTGCTCCAACGGATAGTAGAGTCGAGATTACCATGCCTGATAATCTTTACTATGACGAATTGTCTGGCTGGGAAGTTAAAATAAGTGATAATCGTTCTAACGGTTATATAGAGTATGACGCCATCAAAGAAGCAATAAAAAGTAACAGTACATTTGTAGATGTTGAATTACACAACAAATATCCTGAACTCAGGGAAGCCTGGGAAGAATACAAAAAATTACAGGATCAATATAGTATGTGGCAACATATAGCACAAAAATAATCCAAAACGGTTGACGTTCGACAACCTCATGCTATCATAATATTATGCAATGGTGCATATTTGATAAATGAGGTAAAAAATGAACAAAGCATATATTGGTGCTTTGCTTGCTTCAACTGCTCTGCTCAGTGCTTGTGTTCCTGGAAGTGGAACTCTAAGCTCTGCTGCAAGTACTGTAAAGTCTGCGTTTAACGCTAACAACGCTTTTGCTGTTATTAGTGGGCAAATCTCAGAACTTGAAAATGTAGTTGCGGTGGCGCAAAGCAGCGCAAGCCTAAGCGCATTGGTCAATCCAACTAATGAAGACAGGACCAATGCTGCCAACGTCGTTAGCAAGATTGATGCTGTTATCCGTGGCTGGGAAGATCATAAAGCCAACATGGATCCTAATCTACTTGCCGTTAAACTTAGTACAGCAGAATGGCGGCAAGCAGAAGCTGTTGTAAAACTACTCAAGGATGATCTCCGTCCCGTAGTTGACCGTGTAGTTCAGGGCGGCAACTATGATACCAAAGACTTTGAATTCCTCGCAAAGAAGGAATCACTTGAACAAAAGATTAATGAAAAGAAGGCTGCCATTTTTGAAGCAGCCCAGCCCACTGTTATTAGCGCAACTACCAGTGCAGTAACAGTAAACACTGGAGCGTCGTCCATGTCTCCTGAACGTGTCAAAAGCACTGAAGTTGTAGACGGTACACAAACGGTAACAGGTGGTAGTAGCATAAGCGATCTAACTCGTACAGCAACCTGGACCAGGACAACTACTCTGAGCATGGAGTATGATCGTACCTGGACTGTTGATGTACAGGATGTTACTACAACTGTTTTCAGTAATGGTACTACATCTGAATCTCGTGGTACAGTTCGCAGCATTACAAACACTCAGACGTTTGATGCTCAACCACAGGTTAGCAGCCAGGAGATGACGCAAAACATTGGTTATACTGTTACAGAGCAGAATACACCAACTGTTAGTGTTACTAATGGAGAACCCACTGTTGTTGCTGAACACGTAGATAGGGTTGAACAAACAACTCAGGAAAATGGAAGTATTTTACATACTACTATTAGGACTACTACAACTACTACTACCACTCCTGTGACAACTACTACAACTTATCCAAAAATTAGTGTCTACAACTATGAAGATGGACACTCTTTTACACACGATGCTACTGATGAAGTTTTGAGTAGCACAGTGGATGATGTTGTTGTTGCTACCAGTGAGGCTGTCGTAGAAACTATTACTGAGCATGTTGTAACAACAGAAACTACTACTAATGAAGTTGTTACACAGGTTACAGAAGGTAATCCAGTATTTGTTACTACACACGAAGATGTTACTACTACAAATACTGTAAACGGCGTAACTACTACTACAGTTACTCGTAACTATACTACAACTGCTACAGTGACAACTACTACCACGACAAGTACTACCCCTGTAACTGTTAAAGTGTGGACAGACGGTAAACAAGAAACTATTCGTGGCGAAACTGTTGTAACAACGGAAACCAGTGAAAGTGTAGTAACTGACCAGTGGGCAAAAGTAATGGAACAAACCACTACTGATGCTGTTGCGGAAGAAACTACAGAGTCAGCAGGAAGTGTTAATCTTGCTGACCTAGGAACCCCAACGCCTGGAATGAGCAGCAATCCAGCAGACTTTAAGACCAATGAGTTTACCCTTGGTGCTACTGGTGGCTGGACTGACAACAAAAGCATTATCAAGGCTGATGTTGCTTATAGTCGTGGTTGGACTGGTAAAGGTAGTTTGATTACCATTGCTGACACTGGCTATAATACCACGCACACTGACTTAGAAGCAAAACACACTTTTAATACTATCACCGGTGATTCGACTAACATGGAAGATAATGTTGGACACGGATCACATGTTATGGGTATTGCAGCTGGCCGTAGAAACGGAACTGGTATGCATGGTGTAGCATTTGATGCTGATGTTGCTGTAGTTAAAGTAACAGATACCACAGGTTACAGTTTCGCTCGTGCTAGAACTGGCGCGACTTGGGCTGCTAACCTAGGCAGTGTTGCTTACAACGTAAGTGCTAACTATAGCTCAGACAGTGCTTTGCGTAGCAGTATTGTAGCAACAGGTGATGGCACCTATAAGTCCACGCACTATTACTACGGTGTTAATGGCTATAATGGTGTACTACAAGAAGCCCAATTATGGAAAACCGCACTGGGTACTGAACAGATCCTAGTAAACAGTGCCGGCAACCAGACCAGCGATGTTGTATTTGGAACAGGACAAATGGCAACTGCTACAGAAAATGGTCAGCTTATCCTAGGCGGACGAATGCTGGTAGTTGGCAACTGGGACCAGAATAACAACGTTGTTCAGGGTGCAAAAGCTGGTCATCTTTGTACCACATACGATGAAGCAGCAGCAACTTGTAAAGACGCTGCTAGCATGCGGGACTTTTACATTCTTGCTCCAGGCATGAGTGTTAAGAGTGCTAACAAAGGAGATCCAAACGCTATCGTAGACATGAGTGGTACTAGTATGGCAGCACCACAGGTTACTGGCGCACTTGCTATTCTTAACCAAATGTGGCCACACATGAAAGGTGAAAACCTTGTCAAGTTGGTAACTACTACTGCCAGCAAGGACTTGCCTGGATACAATCCAGGTGTACACGGCAGCGGTTTGCTGGATTTGGATCGTGCTACACAGCCTGTAGGTGCTACTGGTATCCCAACAAGTGGTCGTACCAGTGGCGCTATCGCAAGCCTGAGCACACTAAGCGGTGGTGCCCTAGTTGGCTCAATTAGCAGTGAAGCATTTGCTCCGCTTGCAAATGTTATGGTACTAGACAGCTTTGAGCGTGATTACACTATTGACCTTAGTGAAGCACAAAAGGTTGATACACGCCCAGGTAGCTATGTAGAATCTCTAGCATTTGGCAACGGCGACTACGACGCTTATGGAAACCTTGCCAGCAGTAATGCTAATCTTGCACTACCAAACATGCTAGGCTATACTGGTAATATTAAAATCAACGAGAACGCAACTGGCGACTATGCATTTAGTGTTGGTTACAATCTTGTTGATGATAAGGATACCAAAGTAGATTTTGGTTTGGGCTTTGTCAAAGAAACAGGTAAGTTTCTTAACAACGTTCAGCAGGGCTTCATGGGAGTTGGTGAAAATCACACCACAAACTATGCCAGCCTAAAGATTAAACACAACTTCAATGATACAGTGTTTGGGTTTGGTAATCTCCAGCTGGGTATGACAGATGTTGAATCCAGCAAGGATTTTAGCCTAGTTACAGGATACAGCAATCTAGTAAGTCGCAGTTTTGCTGTAGGCGCTGGGGTAAAGCCTGCTCAAGGCTGGAAACTCGGGGCTACATATAGTCAGCCACTAAATATCATGAGTGGCAAAATGAACTACAAAGTTCCTGTAGCCAGAACCTTGGATGGTCAAGTTCAGTTTAATGAAGGAAGTGCTGATGCAAGCACAAAAGTTATTGAACATGACCTGGGTCTTTTTGTACAATATAAGATGGATGAAAACTTTAGCTTTGCTGGCTATGGTGAACACAGAATAAACGTTGCCGGTACAAAAGGAAACAGCCAGACTAACGTAGGTGTAAAATTTAACTGGCAGTTCTAAGGAGGAAGAAATGCAACTAGTGCAGATCACATTAGAAAACTATAAGAAACTTAAATTTAATATCGATGATGATCCAGTACGGCCTGAGCTAACTTTAGACTTTAGACTAGCACCAGGGCGTGAGATTTGGGCACTAGTTGCAGATGACGAATACAAGGCGGCGGTCTGTGTGGCATACTGCAACGAAGTACCTATTACTGTAAAAGAACTTGATTATTACAGTCAAGCAGCGCATCAAGACGATCAACATGGTAATATTGCAATCGCATACACAGTTTGGACCAAGCAACCTGGTGCTGGAAGAAAACTAATATTGGACATGATAAAACTATTAGAACAACAACGTGTCCTGCGCCTAGTAACTCTAAGTCCAAAAACAGCAATGGCGAGAAAATTCCATTTAAGAAATGGCGCCTTTATTTTTCAATTAAATACTGAGACAGACAACTATGAATATAAACTTTATCAAGAACAGGAAACGAGTAATACTTGACAGACTGGGAAACAACCCTTATCTTGTTAGATACTACTTGTTCCTTAAAGATAGAAAATGGTTTCCATTCAATATTTTCCTACACAAGTTTCTAAGCAGTGACCCAGATGAACTACATGACCATCCCTGGCCCTACTTTACACTTATACTACGCGGCGGATACTGGGAAACAACACCAAATGGCAGATTTTGGAGACAGCCTGGGCATTTTAGGTTTTGTAAACCAAAAGATTTACATCGCATTGAACTAGAGCCTGATATTACCGCCTGGACTCTTTTTATTCCTGGCCCAAAACTTAGAGAATGGGGTTTTATAGTAAACGGAAAGTGGATGCATAACGAGCAATATTTTGCTTGGAGAAAACAAAAGGTAAAAAATGAAAAAGTTGTATCTTTCTAATAAACAGATTAAAAAAAGCATACACGATATTGTTTCACAAATGTATGCTGATAACTGGCGACCTGACTACATTGTAGGTATTACTCGTGGCGGTCTTGTCCCCGCTGTTCTTATGAGCCATCTAACAGGTATTAAGATGCATACCCTTGATGTTAGATTACGTGATGCCGCTGGCGAAAATGAATCCAACTACTGGATGGCAGAGGATGCTTTTGGCAACCATAGAACTGATGATCTACCAAGTTATAGCAATCCGCATCTTAGGAAAAATATTTTAATCTTGGATGATATCAATGATAGCGGAGCAACTCTTGAATGGATCAAAAACGATTGGCCCAGCGGATGCTTGCCAAATGATCCTGCTTGGAATGATGTTTGGCACAATAATGTTCGTTTCGCGACCATTGTAAATAATCTATCAAGTCCCTTTGAAGTTGATTATTCCTGTATCGAAATAAACAAAGCGGAAGAAGATGTTTGGGTAGTTTTTCCCTATGAGGAATGGTGGTAATGCTGTTTACAGAATACAAAAATTGGATATCTGATAAGGAACACATTGATATTTTAAGTAAAATTGTATACGCACCAAAGTGGCGTTTTGGCCAAGTAAGTGATGATCAAATTGAACCAAACTATCCAATGTGGTTCCAGGGATTTTATCACGTGCACAAACATGAATTTAAGGACGATTGTCCTGATATTGCTAAAACTTTAACGGAACGGTTTTTGGACCTAGCACCCGACAACTATATGTTGGTTAGAAGCATGGCTAGTAGTAATACGTTTGGTCAGGACGGAGACTTTCACACAGATTGGCCAGTATTTGGGCAAAGCATTACTGGTGTACTTTATACTGATAAAGTATGGGAAACAAACTGGGGCGGTGAAACCTTGTTTAAAGGAGATCAGGTTTTAGAAGCAAGTGAGTATGAGCCTTGTAAACTTGTTACTTTTGATAGTAGCATTCCGCACATTGGTAAAGGTCCCCAACGTAGGTGCAAGGAAATGCGTAGCATACTAGCATTCCAAGCAGTGGAAGCCGATGCTCTCAGAGAAAGAATGAATAAAAAACTTGACTAAATAGAAAGTACTTGTTATTATAATAATAAGAGGACTTAGTGTTCGTTCCCTCTTTAAATATTCCGCGCACTCCATAACCAAGGAGTATAAATTATGGCAAAATATATTAGTACTAAAACATATAGACACTTAGGTCCAGTAGCATACAGGCAGTGGAGAGCAGACAGTCATTGTAATTTAATTCATGGATACGCATTAAGTTTCCATTTTGAATTTGAATGCGACACACTGGATGCTAGAAACTGGTGCATGGACTTTGGTGGTTTGAAGCCACTAAAACAAAACCTAGAAGATTGGTTTGATCATACGCTATTAGTAGCACAAGACGATCCAGACCGAGAAACATTGTTAGATCTTGGTAAAAAAGGATTAGCAAAGATCACAGAAGTTGAAAAAACTGGCTGCGAGGGTCTAGCAGACTTCCTTTATGAATACGTAAATACTATTTTCTTACCCAACTATGGCAAAGCAGAAGCAGAACGTATCTGGTGCTGTAAAGTTGAGGTAAGGGAAACCGACTCAAATATGGCTATGCGTGTCGGGCATAGAGAAGATGGAGAATTCGATGTTTAAAACTTTTTGGAACTTTATTTCTGGTTTAGGCAGTGTTGAAGACATTGTAAAGACAGCTACAGTAACAGAAGCAGAACTTAAAAAGATGACCAAAAAAGAAATTGATGACTGGGCTGCTAGTTCAGGCGTTACACTTGATCGTCGTCTTACAAAAGATAAGATGATTGCTGAACTTAAAACACACACATCTAAAGTTAACATTACATAAGAGGCATTAATGAAAATAAGATACACTGAAGCGTTTTATAGTGTACAAGGCGAAGGAAGGTTTGTTGGAGTTCCCAGCGTTTTCTTGCGTATGTACGGTTGTAATTTTACATGTCCAAAGTTTGGGCTAGCAAGGGATGCAGATACAAGTCAGACTGATAAAAAGTTAGCGGACATTGTTTACGAAACAACCAAGGTGTTTCCTGAAAAATATGATAGTGTAGATAAACTCCCACTTATTGAAACAGGCTGTGACAGTTATGCCGCTTGGCATCCTGCTTTTAAACATCTACAGAATGACGTAGACTTGGACACACTTGTAGATAGACTGCTAGCACTAACACCCACTGGATCATGGACACAGGAAAATGGTCAAGACATACACTTGGTTATCACAGGTGGTGAACCTTTGTTGGGTTGGCAGCGTGTGTATACAGAACTATTTGAACATCCAAAAATGAAGGATCTTAAAAATGTCACTTTTGAAACTAACACCACACAGCCTTTGCAGGACAATTTCCAGTCTTACCTCAACAATAACCAACAACTACATGTTACATGGTCATGTTCCCCGAAGCTATCGGTTAGTGGACATGCTTGGGATGATGCTATACAGCCTAGTATTGCTAGGAGTTACAGTGACATTCGTGATAGCTACCTATATTTCAAGTTTGTTGTATGTGATGATGTTGATGTGGAAGAAGTTGACCGAGCTGTGGCGGAATTTAGAGCTGCCGGTATTACTGCGCCGGTTTATGTCATGGCTGTCGGAGGTACAACAACAAGTTACTTTGCTAACGGCAAAACTGTGGCGGAACTTGCTCTTAAAAAAGGCTATTGTTATTCGCCCAGGCTTCATGTCGACGTTTTTGGCAATGCCTGGGGAACGTAATAAATCCACTGGTATGCCTGTAATAGAAAAACAAAAACAAGAAAAACTAGTCCCAAAAGATTTAGAACAGAGACTTAGAGAATCAGGATTATGAAATCAGTTTGGGTAAGACACGGTCAAAGCGAATACAATGCTCAAAACTTGAGCACTGGTTGGCACGATCCTGATCTTACAGAACAGGGAGTGATAGAAGCGCATCAAGCAGGTGTTGTGCTTGCTGAAAGATACACAAGCGTTGCTGGCGTATATGCTAGTGACCTACGTCGTAGTTTTAATACTGCTAATATTATAGTAGAAACCACTGGTTGGAATATTACCCCACAGGTTAGTCCTGCTATAAGAGAACGTGATTATGGCGATTGGAGTGGTAAAAATAAAGATCAGATCAAGCAGGAACTGGGGGAAGATAAATTCTTACAAATACGCAGAGGTTGGCAGGCCAGCCCAGTTAACGGCGAAAGTTTAAAAGATACTGCTGCAAGAGTTTATGGTTTTTTACGCGAAATAGAAGACAGAGCAAATGAACTACCACATATTATTATTTGTCATGGTAATACAATCAGGGCGGCCGCAGTAGTGCTGGGAAAAAGAACACAAGAAGACGTACATGAGTTTGAAGTACACACAGGAGAAGTAATTGAATGGGACTTTTAGATGATGCAAAACGTGCTATGGGCCTGGGGAAAGCAAAAGTAGTAGAAGAGCCAAAACCTAGAGCGCCTAAAAAAACAGCAAAAGAAATTGCTACAGAAAAGGGAGAGCCCTGGGTAAGTGTGCTCGATATAGAACTGGATCCTGAAAATCCTGGAAACGGTGCTTTTGAACTTGACTGGAACGAATATTTTATAAAGCGTCTTTGGAAGGCTGGCTACCGTGACGAAGATGAAAATGACATGGTAGATCGTTGGTTCCAGGATGTTTGTAGACAGGTAGTTCTTGAAACATATGAAAAAGATGAAGCAATGGTAACCAGAAATGATCTAGGTGATGGAAAGACAGAGTATAGATAATGTTGCTATACGTAAATGGTGATAGTCATAGTGCTGGAGCAGAACTTGTTAAAGACTATTGCTTTGCAGAAGACGACAACCGATATCGTCATTATGGCAGAACTCCTCACCCTGAAGCAATACCAAAAACATTTGGACATCATTTGTCTAAAAAACTTAACGCTGGCTACTTTTTAGACGCTGAGAGTGCAAGTAGTAATGATCGTATCCTCCGGACAACTCAGTTATTCCTAGGTGAGAAAATACGCAAACCGCGTACAATAGTTATTGGTTGGAGTTCCTGGGAGAGAGAAGAGTTTTGGCATACTGATAGATATTATCAGTTTACAGCAAGTGGAACTGATAGTGTTCCTGAAGAATTAGAACTTGATTATAAAATCTGGGTTGCAGAACAAACTAATGATACACTAAGAATAAAGCACATATACTGGCACAATAAAATCTGGGATTTTCACCAGGAACTTGTGGAGAAAAACGTTAAACATTTATTCTTTAATGCCATGCAAAATTTTAATCCAGGCTGGGTAGAAAGCAAGGACTGGCAGGGAAGTTATATAGAGCCATATGATAATAACTGGGTATACATAAACTGGGCTAAACAACAAGGCTTCCTAACAGCAAACTTCTTTGGCAGTCATTATGGCGAGGACGCTCATAAAGCCTGGGCAAGAGAACTTCATACACGGTTGACAGGACCAGTAGAATCTAGTACAATAAACACTAGAGTAGTAAATGCAAGAGTAAACCCTTACAAACCGAGGAAGTTGTGACCACATACTTACTTGTTGATACAGCAAATACTTTTTTTAGAGCACGGCACGTCTCCCATCGGGGCATGGATACCTGGACCAGACTGGGCTTTAGTATACATGTTACAATGAGTGCTATTAACAAAGCCTGGCGTATTGCTGGTGCTGATCATGTTGTTTTTGCGCTTGAAGGTCGTAGTTGGCGCAAAGACTACTATGAACCTTATAAGAAGAACCGCAAAGTAAAGTACGACTCACTCACTGAAGAACAGCAGGAAGAAGACAAACTGTTCTGGGAGACCTATGATGAACTTACTGGTTTTTTGACAGATACCAGTAATTGTAGTGTGTTACGTTGTGATATTGCTGAAGCAGATGATATTATAGCACGTTGGATTAACAAGCATCCAGATGATGATCATGTTATTGTTAGCAGTGACACTGACTTTGTGCAGTTGGTTAGCGATAACGTCCGCCAATACAATGGCATTCAAAATCATATGATTACGCTGGATGGTATTTTTGACGATTATGGTAAACCTGTAAAAGACAAAAAGACAGGCGAAGCCAAGGAAATTCCTGACCCAGAATGGTTGCTGTTTGAAAAGTGTATGCGTGGCGACCCTACCGACAATGTTTTTAGTGCCTATCCTGGTGTGCGAAAAAAGGGTACTAAGAACAAGGTAGGGCTGGCTGAAGCTTTTGAGGATCGCAACACCAAAGGCTACAACTGGAACAACCTTATGCTACAACGCTGGACTGACCATAATGGTGACGAGCATCGTGTGCTTGATGACTACGAACGCAATCGTACACTAGTAGATTTAACTGCTCAACCAGAAGAACTAAAAGAGTATATTGACAACGCAATAGAAGATCAGTTAGAATCTAAAAATAATAGCATGGTTGGTGCTAAGTTTCTTAAGTTCTGCGGCAAGTATGAACTTAATAGAATTGCTGAGGAGGCAACAAAGTATGCTGAATGGTTACAACGGGGATACAATGTATAAAGCAAAACCTGTTATAGCTGACAAGTTTTGGATTGTGGAACAAAACGGAGAACGTGTGGGCACTATTCGTAAGGGCACTGATTTAACTGTCAGTTTAGCAGGAAAGAATATTGGTAGATGCAGCAATCTCGATGAACTAGAAAACAAGTTTAATATTCGCCTGGTGTCTGGGAAAGAACTTACTGTTGGTAAGGAAGAAAAATCAGTACTTGAAGTTCACGGTTATCCATCTAAAACAGCGCCATTTAATGCTATGTATGACATGAAACGTAAACTGCCGCTTTATACAAAAACACAGAACAGCCAGAGTTTTTATTGTGCTGGTTATTACATTATTCAGTTTGACAAATGGTTACCAAGTTTTTGCCCTAAACTTTTAACATTGAGTAGGAACGAGTTTAAAGGCCCATTTAAGACTAAACTAGAAATGCAGCAAGTCCTTAAAAATACATGAGACTACCTAACACGAGCAACCTTGAAACATTTGTAAAACGTGCAAACGCTGGAAATGCGCCTGGCATATCCATTAGTAGACTAGAGGCACAGGGTATTTCCAGAGAATATATTAATCTTGTAAACTATGTTATGAAACTTCAAGATCGTATTATTGAATTAGAAGAGCAACAAAACAATCCTGATACACTGGAGATTGTAACTCCTAACTTCTAACAAAACCTGCTGAATATTAGATAAATATATGCGTATATTTTAGGAACTAGTATGAGCAGACCCAAACCTGAAGTTTTAATAGAAAAGGTAGACAAAGCAACATATAAATCTGAACAGATACTTGCTAGCGAAGGCATCTGGAGTGTCTATTATCAAGGCAGGCCCATAAATTTAAAAAGTCACAATATTCTTATTAGTTACCCTGGACCAAAATATAAAAAAGTAAGTTTTAGTAACAGCGGTCATGCTATCAACTTGGCTAAAAAGTTAAACAAAAAATTTAACTGTGAAGATTTTAGTGTGGTGCTTCTCAAACTAGGTGATGTAATATATCCATAACAAAAAAACAATATGCTGAAAAGTTTGCTGAAGTTGGCAGGCTAGATATTCCAGTTGACGAACTTGCTGGTTTTTTTTGGATGAATATACGTGACAACGGCGGCCTTAGGTTAAACGATAACGGATATACCTACCTAGTGAACAATTTAGAATTAGAATCTTATACAGTAAACCTGTACGAGCAGGCAATAAATCATAAATTTTTGCTGGAACTAGACAAGTTTATGGATTGTCCATATTTTCTTGTTAGGGGGAGATGGCCAAAAATAATATTGTTTAGTGAGCAAACTTACATGTGGTGTTGTTTACATGAAGATTTTAGGAGTTTTCTAAATGGATACAAAGTTTGAACTTGGATACACAAAGAAAATTCAAGGGTCTAGATGGAAGCATATAATAAATGTAGACTTACCATTATACACAAATCATACGCCACAAAAGCAAGAATTCCTAAATTTTATGCAAATAGAATATGGCATTGTAGACAAAAGATATAGTATTCGCTGGACAGACCATGGCGCTGATGTAAGGTTTGAATCTGATGCTGATGCTGCTAGTTTTTTGATGTTGCATACTAAACAATACAATTGGGCTATTAAAAAAACTAGATATTCTAGTATTAGGGGTCACTAAAAACGGTTGACTATCCGTGTATCTGTGTTATGTTTAGTATGTAAGTTGATGTTAACGGGTAAGAAACGGAGAAGATTATGACATATACTATTTCAATGGAAGAGTATGTTGACGGAGAAGTTGTAGATACTCAAACCTTTACCTTTGATTCTAAGGATGAACGTGACGAAGCCGCAGGAATGATTTGGAGGTCTTACACTATGCTCAATGAAGCGTGGATAGAAGATGGGTTTGGTACTGGTTGGCTAATGCTCGACGAAGAATAGATCATAGGACGATAATTGGTTGACATATCACAGATCTGTGTTATGTTTAGTTATAGTTATTAACAAGGAGTAACAAGATGTCAGAAGCAGTTGATGCCCGCACAGTTACGCTAGCAGAAGCAGAACAGCGTATTGTTCGTGCTTTCCGCAAAAAGCGTCCTGTGTTTTTGTGGGGCTTGCCGGGTGTTGGCAAGAGTGAGCTCATGGAGCGCATTGCCAACAAGGCTTACCTGGGCAATACATACCTGGTAGATGTTCGTGTGGCGCTCATGGAGCCCACGGACCTGCGTGGTATGCCGTTTTACAATCGTGAGACAGGCAAGATGGAATGGGCGCCGCCTGTAGATTTGCCGGATGAGGCTCTTGCTAGCCAGTACGATACTGTTATCTTGTTCTTGGACGAGATGAACAGTGCTGCTCCGGCTGTCCAGGCCGCTGCCTACCAATTGGTGCTCAATCGCCGTATTGGTCAGTTTAAGTTGCCTGACAACGTGGTTATTGTTGCTGCTGGCAACCGCGAAAGTGACAAGGGTGTTACTTATCGTATGCCCACGCCGCTTGCTAACCGTTTCGTCCACCTTGAAGTTCGTGTGGACTTTGACAGTTGGTTTGACTGGGCTGTGGAGAACAAAATCCATGAAGATGTGGTTGGCTATGTCAGTTTTGCCAAGGCTGACTTATGCAACTTTGATCCCCGTTCCAGCGGACGTTCGTTTGCTACCCCGCGTAGTTGGACGTTTGTTAGCCAGTTCCTGGACGACGATGCCAGTGATATGGAGTTAACTGACTTAATCAGCGGTTGCATTGGCGAAGGTACTGCTCTTAAGTTCATGGCCCATCGCAAGATTGCCAAGGACATGCCAGAGCCTACTGCTATCCTGGCCGGCAAGGTCAAAGAGCTCAAGGTCAAAGAGATCAGCGCCCAGTATGCTCTTACTGTTGGTATGTGCTATGAGCTCAAGGATGCCTACGACAAGTTCGGCAAAAAGGACACCAAGAAATGGCACGAAATGGCAGACAACTTCTTCCGCTTTACCATGGACAATTTCCCTACTGAGATGGTTGTTATGGGGGCACGTATGGCGATTACCAACTATAACTTGCCCTTCCAGCCCAACAAGCTCAGCAACTTCAAGGAATTCTTTGATCGGTTTGGCAAATATGTTGTCAAGGCCATGGAGGACTAAATGAAAGGTTTAAAACTTATAATTGCTGTTGTTGTTCTCGTAGTGGTTGGTGTTAGTGGATGGCATTTAACACGCTGGTTTAACTATGAATTTGGATACAATGCTAAAATTGAGCAAACCGTGTGTCACATGGTTAAACCAGCAGCACTTATTAACCCTAGCAAATGTAAATAGGAAAAATTATATGAAAGCAACTATTGTTGCGTTGATAATGACTACTGTGCTGGCAGGATGCACTTTTAAAACAGTTAAAAAGTGCACCCTGGGTTGCGGCGAGTTTGTGCTGGTAACGAGAGACGGCGTTACTTACGCCAGAACTGTAGACAAACAAACGCTGAACGTTCCTCCTTATATTAATGACAGACCGGAGAAAAACAATGAAAAATAGTTTAACACTTGCTGAAGACTTTGATCTATGGTGGAAGATGCGGAAATACCAAACTAGAGATATTCCAGCCAGGGAGTTTGGTGACCAAACTGTTGTAATGCGTCATGGCAGTAACTCAGGTTGGCCTGGTGAAGAGAAAGACGTAGAGTACTGGGTAGAACTTAAGAATGGCATGGCTGTTGGTTTCCGACATGGGCGTAGTTCAACTGGAGTCCGACGTGCAAAATATGCTGAATTTCCAGTAGTAAAATTGTTGACAACAGGTTAACAATATACTATAATAATAGAGTAAGTTGATACCCAACTTATATGGTCCTTACCAAGGACTTTTAATAAACCGCTCGTTTTAGAGCATAAAAAGGAAACACTAAAATGAAAAAAGACACTATTGGTCTATTTGTAGATACATCGCGACCAAAAGCAGAGTTAACAGACACTGCTTATTCTGTCATGAGCTATGCTCAACAGGTTAACGAGAAATTCAACACAAAAGAAGATACGATTGTAGAGCTGGCTACTCGGTTTGTCCAGGCTATCGTAGAAAAAGATCCTAACTTGCCTGATTTTCTTAGGGAATTAGCACAAGAATTTCGTAATCGTAATCCACAATACACAGAGTTTGCTGACATGTATGCTGATATGGTGCAGATGTCTGCAAACAAGAAGGAACGTGTTAAACTCAAGCAGATGCTTATTAACGCAACTATCCAGCGTGAAGTTGATCCTGAATGGGTTTTAAAAATCGTTGGAAAGTTTGATCCTTTCTTTGTTAACATTATTCGCTTATATCCCGTGCTGAATGGAAAAGCTGAACAAAAATTGTTTGCTATCTGGGACGGTCAGCATACGACCCTTAGTTTGCTCTGCATTGCTATGTACGCATTTGATATGAGCTTTGAGGACGCTATGGAACTTGAAGTACCAACGGCAATATATCCTGGCAGAGATGTTGCAAAGTTACGCAAACGGTTTATTGGTGTACATGATGACACTATGAGCAAACGGTTGGACAAGATTGATTTGTATATGCAGTATGTATGGGCAGTACGAAACAATGGAGATACTGATCCCTGGAGCATGCGTTTTGAAGAAATCCAGTGCGCTCTAGAAGAGTTCAATTGCTTTTTTACGCATGACAAGTTTGGAGACACAGACAAGCCTGGTGCTGTATCACGTCCTACAGAAATTTTTCCTAAAGGTCGTGATGTGACTAAGTGGAAGAGTAGTGTGCTACGGCGAGTTTTCCAGTATCACAATATGTACCTTGCAGATCAGCCCATTGAGCCTCTGGAAATTGACAATATGGCACATATTTTCCGTGCTTGCGATCTGCAGGCCATTGTTGTAGACGATGATTATGTGCGTGAATTTGGCAAGTACCTTGCCGCTGTTACAAAGAATACTTGGGCAAAGGGATATACTAATAAGCAACTTAAACACAAGTTAGTTTCTAGTGCCTACAAGAGTTGGTTTAATAGACAGGACTCGCGAGTCCGTATGACACTGAATAGCCGCTGTAATCAGACAGAAGTTGCTCCTACTTGGATCTGTCAGGCAATAGCCAAAGCAGGGTTTTCCAAAGACTTGCCGATCTTTACTGGTAGGTTTGCATATGATTTTGATGACAAGGAGTTAGGCTAATGACATTACGCGATCCTAACCTGGACCTTCTTAAAGAAGGCGTAGCATTAAGAAATGCCCGTAAAACACGTTGTAGCGTTGAAGGCTGTGAGAAATTTCTCACAGCCTATCAGGGCCCAGGTAGCGATACACTTTGTAGAGAACATCAGAAAAATCTTGCTGACTATAATGGTTTAGCTACTATAAAAAAGGCTTATAGCCATCATCGTGGCACTCATTGTGAACACTGTGGATATACCCCCTTGACGGACACCAGGGTTCAAGAAATAGAAGATGTTAAAATTAAAAACAGACTTATTAGAACTCTGCTAACTGTTGATCATATGGATGGCAATCATAGTAATAATAATCCGGAAAATCTACAAACACTATGCACTGTATGTCATGCTATAAAAACTGTTATCAACGGCGATACACTGACTCCTAGCAACCAAAATTAATAAAATAGCCCTAGAAATAGGGCTATTTTTGGTTGACAAAACTGCTATCTATGCTAATATGTATATGTAGGAAATGAGGAGAAAACATATGGATTACGTCGAAAACTGCTTCTTCGAAAAGGAATGCCTCGCCGCTGTCAAAGGCATTTTGGAGATCACCTAATGATCGAGTTCTTTGATAACCTTCCAAAGGCTTTAACGGTCATAGCTATCTTGCTGCCGCCGTCTTTGGTGCTGACTTGGTTGATTAAACGGAGTGAACCCAAATGAGTGGCTTTCTCGTAAACGCAGCAGCTAAACAGATCGACGCTGGCAACGCCCAGGTCAAACTCTTGACGCTGGGCTATGCGATTAAGGTGGAAGTTACCCGCCAGGTTGAACTGGGCGCTTTTACCGCTGAATACGGTTTTGATTTCGTCTAAAACGGTTGACAAGTACAAGCTATATGTTAGTATATACATATAGGAGACAAACATGACCACTACAACTGCGAATAAGAAAAACGTAGAAATTCCAGTAGGATTTGAGACAGATCCTCTAGAGGATGCGCTTGCTCGTGAAGCCCTTACTACTGCTAGAGTAGCCCTGCTCCTTAAAGCCAGCTTCTTCGGCAACATGGCTACTCGCTTGCCGCTTGTAAACGCAGATGCTTGGCTTCCCACAGCGGCTACTGATGGACGCTATTTCTACTACAATAGCAAGTTCATCAACATGCTTAAAAAGAAGGAAATTGAGTTCCTGTTTGGGCATGAGGTGCTCCACAATGTGTATGAGCACCTGGGCCGTAGCAAGCTGAACAAACATAACCCTATGATTGCTAACATTGCGGCAGACTATGCTGTAAACGGTGACCTTGTTAAGAGTCGTATTGGTCAGCTGATTACCACTGTACCTGCTCTGCACGATACAAAATACTATGGCATGAGCATGGAAGAGATCTACGACGACATTTATGAAAATGCCGAGAAGATAGATCTAGATCAACTTGCTGATATGCTGCTAGATGAGCATCTGGAAAGCGACGATGAGCAGGACGGCAATAGTGGTGCTGGCGGCCCTCAAGAAGACGAGAACGGCAACCTCAAGAGTAAAAGCAAGCCCAAGTACAGCGAAGAAGAGCGCAAAAAGATTCGTGATGAGATCAAGGAGAGCCTCATCAATGCTGCCAAGCAAAGTTCAGGTGCTGGTGAAATTCCTGGTGGTGTACAGCGCATTATCAAGGACTTGACCGAGCCCAAGATGAACTGGCGCGAACTGCTTGCTCAGACTATCGAGAGCAGCATTAAAAGCGATTATAGCTTTATGCGTCCTAGCCGCAAGGGCTGGGGTATGGATGTGGTACTTCCTGGCATGGTTGCAGAAAACACTATTGACATTGCGGTTGCTGTGGACATGAGCGGCAGCATCAGCGACCAGCAAGCCCGGGACTTTTTTAGTGAGATTAAAGCTATCATGGATAGCTACACTGACTTTAAGATCAAGCTCTGGTGCTTTGACACGCAGGTTTATAACTATGCTGAGTTTGATAACACGAACATAGATGATATCCTTGTTTACGAGCCGGCTGGCGGTGGCGGCACTATGTTTGAGTGTAACTGGGCTTACATGAAGGAAAACGACATACAGCCCAACCGCTTTGTTATGTTTACTGATGGCTATCCTTGCGGTACCTGGGGAGATGAGTTCTACTGCGATACGGTGTTTATTATTCACGGTCCAGAAACTATCAAGCCATCATTTGGTAATTATGCCTACTACGATGGTAAGAAATAATGAGGTACTGGACAGAGTATCAAAATTTCAAGCATGCTCAAATAGTAAAAAAATACCAGCACTCTTATCCTATAAGCAAGGGTAAGATGCCACTTTTTTCCTGGGCTGGTTTTGATGGTATAGATACTAGTGTATGGATACCTAAAACCTATTCTGAGTGGTTAACAAATAGAAAAAAAAATGAAAGAAAAACATAAGCGAGCACACATGCGGGCAGCCTTTGCATATGCTGAATGTAGCACTGCGAAGCGTTTGCAAGTGGGTTGTGTTATAGTAAAGGACGATCGCATTATCAGCATCGGCTACAATGGCATGCCCAGTGGCTGGACAAATGAGTGCGAAGAAGAAGTTGTTGAAGTTCCTGAGTTACAGGCGGCTTTACCTGAAAACGAAATAAGATACTTGGTTACCAAACCAGAAGTGCTACACGCGGAAATGAATGCTCTTATGAAGTTGGCTCGATCTACTGAGAGTGGCGAGGACGCAACTGCATTTATAACACATCAACCCTGCATGGAATGTTCTAAAGGTTTATATCAAGCAGGTATTAAGGAAATATTCTATGTTCATCCATATAGATTAAACGATGGACTAGAGTTTTTAAAAAAATGTGGTATACCCGTTGAACAAATAAATGTTTGATATCTTTTGTATGCAGATTACAGGTAACAATGTTGACCTACCCGCTAATACACAATACACTCGTTGGAATGGTACACACCTAGACACAATACGTAGGTGTGTAAATCATGCTAGAACAGAGTACGTTTGGATTGTAGCAGACTGTTGCAATTATTCTAACTTTGATTTTACCTGGCAACCCGTGCCCTGGGAAGCAGATCAGATACACTGCTGGGCAAGCGGTAACCAACAGTTTGGTGATACTTTCCTGGTGCCTGTCAGTGCTTTTAAGAAGCAAGAGCAAGGGCTTAAACTACTTGAGTGGTATGAGTATATCAACTGGCACAGTGAGCCCAGTGTGCCGCGCTATGAATGGCCCACAGTGACCGATTTAGATGCTCAGACCAGCTTGTATGCTTGGCACAAGCAAACCAGCGCAGACATTGACTATGAGCCCAGTTTATGGAAAAAACGTGATCTACACGCCTTTACACAGAGCGGTAGTGTACTACTAGTGCCCAGGGACTGTAAAACGCATTTTAAAGAGCAATACTACGACTACCCACATATCTTGCGCCATACGGACTATAATATACCTGAAAAACTACTTGATGTAGTATACTTGAGCAACGGTGAAAAAAACGCCCTTAAAAACTGGAATATATTAAAAGAAATTTGCCCTAGGGCAAAATGGGTTGAGGGGGTAACAGGCAGGGCAGCGGCATATAAAGCCTGCGCTGAGATAAGCGATACACCCTGGTTCTTTAATGTGTTTGCTAAGTGTATTGTAGATCCAGACTTTGACTTTAACTGGCAACCAGACTGGTTACAAGGACCCAAGCACTGGATATTTCACAGTCGTAATCCTGTTAATGGGTTGGAATATGGACACATGGGTATCATTGCTTACCACAAGCAGATGGTACTTGATGCTACTGAATGGGGGCTAGACTTTACGCTGAGTGCTAGACACGGCGTTGTGCCTGTGGTGGGTAGTACAGCAGACTTTAATACTAGTCCATACGAAACTTGGCGTACTGCTTTTAGAGAATGTATCAAACTGTATGGACAATCAGATCCAGAAAGTCGCTACAGGTTAAATCAATGGTGTACAGTTGGTAAAGGTGACTATGCTGAGTGGAGTATAGAAGGTGCTACTTATGCCACTGTTTATGCTGCTAGCGGAAACGATCTACAAGCCACCTTTGAATGGAAATTCCTCAAAGAACTCTTTGATAGCAAGTATAACATGGTGTAGTTCATGATCTGTCATATAAGGATCACAGGGAAGAGCTAGTTGGCATAAACAGTTTTCTGTGGCTTGTGGTGATTTATAAATTGGTTGTTCGTAAACACGTTTAATTTGTATTTCACGCTTTATCATCCACATTTCTAGTTCTACTCTAAGCGGAGTGCTTATCACAAACTTGCTTACTTGACCACGTGGATCAGTTACGCAGGTAACTAGATGTCTAATTTGTTGATAATAGTCTCTGGCAATCTCTTGTCTGCGTTCTTGCCAAATTGGAAAGTGATCCAGCTTTACTAGAAGTTCAGCACATTCACGTTCACTGGGTATACTATTGCCGCCTATTTCCAAACCATGTCGTCTTAGGGATCGTAAATTACCAGCAATAGTATCTGAGTTTGTTACGACTGCGCCGGCGTTTCCAAAGTTAGGTAAACTTTTTGTAGGATCAAAACTATAACTAGCAAAAATGCCCTGTAGTGGAGCACCAAAATGTTGAGCTCCATCTTCATATATTTTTTTATTTTCTGGTAAGTGTTGATAATTATTTCCAAACAAGCCTACCCAAATAACATGATCTATACCACTGGGTATTTTATTCCAATCCAGTAAACCAGTATCTGTTACATCAACCGGCACTGGAATATTATTACTCCTATTAATACTGTTTTTTGTTGCTATAAAGGTTTGTGCTGGAAATGCAATTAAAGATTTAGATAAGCCACTGGCTACTAGACCATAATATAACGCATCACTGCCACTACCAAGCATTACACAGTGCTTTGCTTGACTTAGTTTGGCAATTCTATTTTCTAGTTCTTTTGTACAGTTTCCTAGCAGATGCCTTCCTGATTGATAAACCTGTTCAGTTGCTAGGTCTAGGCTTTGTTTTAATTCAGCATACAATCTATCTAGATTGTGGAGGTGGATTGTCATCTTCTGAAACTTTTACTTGTTGCAAATTAAGAATAACTAATTCACGTAATTCATCTATGTTAACATCACCTGACTCGATCATGTCTAATGCTTGGCTTGGTTTTATTTTTTTTAATCGCACAAGAGCAGAAGATAAAATCACTAATTCCGGTCTGCTCATTTTCGGGTATTTTTTAATTATACTTAATATGTCTGTGTAAGTCATTTTATTCCCTATGCTGCTTATTATACCATTTTAAAGTCCAGAGCGCCAGTTCGTTAGGATCCTCAAAGCTCATTACCGCTTGGTTCTCATCAGGCGTAAACCACCAACCCCATTTACTTTGGCAATTTTCTATAGCCCACTCTATACTAGGATACATAACACCATTTGTATTTAAAAAACAGTTGTAGTCAAACTTTTTATTGTATCCACAATCAGGGTTTTTATCTTTAATCATTGGGTCTAGTTTTTGCCATTCATAATAAGTAAACCCTTGTTTGTTTATCCTAGGTAGTCCCATCCCATTCAAACATTTCGTCCGCAAGTGGGAACACATCTGCAATTACTCGTGCACACGCATGAGCAATCTCCATGTGTTCCTTTTGAGTACCATTAGCACCACGTAGTTCAATATAGTGTACCCAACTACGTAGCGTACCGTTCATATACATGCGACTTACTGTATTACCCTCAGGCAATACAGCCCTAGCTTGTTCTTTAGCAATACCGTTCTCAATAGCCCACTGATATGCCTTTTTTGATGCATCAATTACAAATTGTTGAGCAGCAGTCCACTGATGTTCTAGTTCTTCGTCATTTACATCAATACTGTTCTGCCTGTTTGTAGTGTCCTGCAAACGTGCTTCACGAGTAACAAACTCTAGATCCTTTGTGGGATCAGCGTAGCGTTGGCTAAACTCTTGGAAACTGAAACTCCTGTGACGCAGGATCTGCCTTGCTATGTCACGAGTAGTTTGAATCTCCATACAAGCACTGACCATTTCTAGGGGACTCCAATGCTTGTGTTTGATGAGATATTTAATGAGCTTTGCGCTAGTTTCCATGTTTAACTGTCCACTAGGGTTGCTGACTCTAGCACAGAACGCAATAAGGTCCTGCACGTCTGCATCAACAAGATCATGAGCAGTTAAAAACTCTGGACTGGCTTGGCTATAGCTAACCAGGCTTACTTTCATCAAGCAGCAGCCTTTTTACGTCCACGCTTCTTAGGTGCTAGACTTGGATCTAGATCCTGAGCCTGGGCTGTTAACCTTTCAATCTCTTCTGTAAGAACATTAATCTGTGCTCGCATACCATCAGCTTGCTTAACTAAATCCTGAGCTAAATCAGCATCAGTTAGTACGCCTCCAGGTGTTGCAGCGGCGGCCGCAGCTTCTCTGCCTGCCTGTTGCTTGGCTGGATCAGCCAATCCTGACGTAGCATCAATCTCAGCTAGTCTGCTAGCAGCATCACCACCAGCTTCCATGTCACGGATAATCTGATTAATTTCATCTAACCTAGCACCCTGACCACCTGGACTTGGTGTCATGATAATATCCTGTGTGCGTACCTTCTTCATCCAACCTTCTCTGTGCATTTTAGTAAGAAGGTTAGCACCGTCGGTTCCTACTACACGGTGTAATGCGTCACCAAGATGTTTTGCTGCCTGACCGGCATTGCTTTCAATACATTTCATGATATCGTCATGAAACCCTGTAGGCAACTGCTGGGGGTATGCTACCAGAGCCATGTGTTCTTCTCCGGGAACTTCACGGAAAACAACAACTACTCTTTTATCACCTTGTCTACCTACGTGTTTAAGCATTGTCTGCTTCTCCTTCTTCATGTGAGTGTTCTACATCACCATCAACATGTGAATGTGTAGTGCCATCATCATGTGTATGTTCTACTTCTTGTTGAGCAGAAGGCTGATTTAATGTTCTAGCACCATTAGCTACTAGAAAAGTAATAAGCCTGTTGTACAGGGTGCCTACTGCTTCCATTTCACCAGCACGGATTGCGCCGCGTTGTGATACTGCTTCAAGCACATTTGCCATAAGATTTAAGTCAGCAACACCTAGTTGCGGTGCTTGAACCGCTGATTCGCCAACTACTGGATCTACACTGGCATCTGCCTCTACTGCTTCTTCTTCTGTTTCTTCTACTACATTCATTTCTTCACTCATGTTATCGATTCTCCTTTTAGGTCGATAAGTATATTATATAGGATTACTTTATGATTTCCAAATACTTTTTTATAATTTTAACAATTTTTTTATTAACTACTAAGCCTCTTTTTTCTCAAGAAATTAATTCAGGGGAAATGATTGTTAATAATATTTTTACCTTGTTTGAAGCAAGTCTTCAATGTCAGGCAGTAGCAGAAATCACTGCCAATTACTACATTATTTACCTAGGATTCAAACACAGTTTAGAAAAATCTGATATTAAAAAGTTAGAAACGCCAAAAAGTATAAGTTACCTCAAAACACAATTTACAAAATATGAAGAGTTAATACAAGAAATAAAAAAGTTATTAACTCGCTTAGACAGTACTACGGCAAACAAAATAAAAAATTATGAACAAAGTACATACATAAAAATAAAACAACAACTACTATATTTTTTATTGAACAGAATAGAGCCAGATTTTATAGAAAATACTATGGCCTTGAACAGTGAATGTTATCAAAAATTTAAATTTCGCCAAGATTATTTAAAGACAATATCTGCAGATATTGACAGGCATATACAAGAAAATCCTAGCTTAAAACCTTAACACCATAATGCTTTTCAAACCTATCTGCGTCCGCTCTAGTATTAATCATGGGCTCGCCACGGATATTTAGACTAGTGTTTAACAGCATTGGACAGTCAGTTAGCACATACCATTTTTCTAGAAGTTCCCTTACGCCAGAATGATCGTTTCTACCAACCGTTTGTACTCTACTGGTTGAGTCTACATGAAGTATAGCAGGAAAGCCAAGCCTTGTACACCCGTAGACGCTCTGCATATATGGATTTGTTTCCCAGGGCGGCATAGCAAAATAATCGCTGGCATGTTCATTTAGAATCATGGGAGCAAAAGGTCTAAACTTTTGTCTGCGTTTTATTTCATTTACACGGTCTTTGATATCAGCACCTCTCGGATCTGCTAGCAAACTTCTAGTGCCCAGTGCTCTTGGTCCAAACTCCGCTCTGCCACTGGCCACTCCCACTATTTTGTTTTCCATTAGTTCACTGATAATTTCATCAACTGGATATTCACCTGGTATATTGGTACCCAGATATGGTCCTTGCCAGTTTAAGCGTTTACCATAGGCTAATGCGGCTGCTCCTAGACTGCTACCACAATCTCCTGGATTGGGCATTATCCAAAACCTGTTCCATATCTCACTTATTTTAGCATTTGCTACACAGTTTAAGGCAACGCCGCCCATGTATACACAATCATCTATATCAGTATAAGTTTCAGCAAGTTGACGCATTAAGGTAGTTAAACAGCGTTCAGTTACAAGTTGTGCGCTTAATGCCAAACTTTCTGGGTCAATATCTGGCAACATGGATTTAGGTATACCAGTATGACAGTTATACTTCCAGGTTTGATTGTGATCAGCATCTACAAAGGTATTATAAACGTCTTTGTACCAATTTGGCATGCCATAAGCACTCATACCCATTAAGATATATTCTTCTTCCATGGGTTTAAGACCAACTGCTTGTGTCATAGCACTGTAAAATAATCCTAGACTGTTTGGGTATCTGCGTTTTAGAACGGATTTATACACCGCATTGCCATGGTTATCATAACTGGCAATATAGGCACTGTAGGTATCCCATTCTCCAATAGCATCTACTACCACAACCATGGCTCTATCAAACGGTGATGTTTGAAACCCTGCGGCAGCATGACTCAAATGATGACTATATGTGGTTATTGGTTTGTTTATGCCAACGTCTGCTAGATGACGTTTAGGAGATTTATCAGTAAGTGCTTTGCGCCATTCTCCGCTGTAGAGTTGTCGTGTCTTTTTAAGCCAGGGTCGCTCATACCAAGCAACTTGACTTATATCACCATAACTCAAGGCTTCATCTATTATTTCTTGGTTAAGTTCTGGGTCATTTTTAACACGACTATATCGTTCGCTGTGAGCAGCAAATAGAATATCACCGTGATTGTTGATTACACTCACACCAGCATCATGAAAGCCGGCACTCACACCCAGTATATTTGGTAGTTTCATTTATATATAAAAGGGTCTCTACGTCTCAACTCTTTTAATCTTTTTCTATACTGTATTTCCAGTTTAATACGGTTTATAATATTTTTAATCCACTGCATCTGGTATATCCTTCCACCATTTGATAAGAGCAGGATCGCGTAACGTGTCTATAAACCTTGTCCCTTTTCTACCTGTATCCAGACTTTCCATTCGTTGTTTGGCCCTACATCTGGCCTCGAGATATACTTCCGACGGATATTCTTCTTCAAACGTTTTACGTTTTAGTAGGTTTATTAACACGTCACGCATCGCACCTTTTGTATTAGGAACTATACTATTAATTATCTGTTCTAAAATATGACGCGGAAGAAATAATGGACTCATTGCTATATCAGGCGTAAACGCAAAACAAACCTTTGCTAATATTTCTACGTCCAGTTCGTCTGCTAATTTAGTAATTTCTGGTACTTGAAATAAGCCTGGCGTGGTTAATGTAAAGTCTATACGCATCATGCGTTTGTTTTTAGCATATGCTAAACCTTGTTTAAAATTTTCTAACCACTCATCGTATTTCAATCCAGTTCGTATATACTCTCCTATCTTACCAACACCATCCAAACTGGCACATATTTGCCAATCTCTAATTTTATCTAATATATCAGTATACAAGTTTACACCCTGATAATCTACACGACTTAAATTTGTATTGTATCTAGCATACAAACCAGGACCATCGCCTAGTTCAATAATCCGTTGCATGTACCGCCAATGCTGTTCATACATCAGTGGCTCGCCGCCTACCCAGTATATTTCTTCTATGCGATGTTCTTCAACTGCCCGGGCAAACTCTGCTTCTATTTGTGTGTCTTGATAGTTGCTAATTTGTTTTTTTACACTGGGTTCCATCCAGGGTTCTATTTTGCCCTGTTTGCGAGCCTCTGTTTCCCAACTGCTGGATAGCATAGGTCCACACATACGACATTTAAAGTTACATAGGTTGCTGAAACGATAGTCCCAACTCACAGGTTGCATGGTTGTATAGCCAGTGGCATCGGTGGTTTCTGCTATTTGCTTATATTTGTGTTTGAATAAATGCCAAAAATAATCACGATAAACGTCTGTGTTAAGTAACTTCTTGTCGCATACTTCGCACTCAGGTGGCAGTTCTCCGGCCATCATTTGACGGCGCACACGGCGTATATGCTCACCATTCCACCACTCATCTAAGGTTTGCGGTTTATACTCATTTGTGCCATCTGCGGTGTCTATATATTGACGAAAGTTCTGTGCTGGCTCTCTACTAGCACAACACAGTCTACGCTCTGTCTGTGGACTAAGATAGGTATGTAAAAAAGGTGCAAGGCATAAATTATCAGGCTTATCTTTCATAACCTATTACTCTGGCAAATTTTTCATGTGTAGTAGCAAAGTTTTTATCCCTAAAGTCATCTTTTTCTTTTAACCGTTTTTTTAGTTTTTCGCCATCGTTTTCATCACTACGTTGGCTAACTATAAACTTAATGCTGCGGATCTTTTCTTCATAATCAGGGTGCTGAACTATACACTTATCTAAAGCCAGCATAACCGGAGCCTTGGCAGTCTTTGGTAGATTATACAAACTAAACTCTTCCGGATCATGCATTAGATTATAGTGTACGTCAGTGATAGGTTGTTTCTTTACCCAGGTTAAGAAGTCAGCCATGTACATAACGTTTTGCACGTTCCAGGTTACACAAATTTGAAACTCAAAAGGATATCCTTGGTCTCGTAGTTCATAAAATTTTTCTATATTACGGTTTACTGTTGCCCATTTAGCACCATCGCGCTCATATTCAAAACGCTCGCCCACATTGTCTATGCTAAAAGCGATCTGTACACGTTTAAACTTTTTCCATACTTCATGCTGTTTTGGAAACTGTGTTCCGTTTGTATTGTAGTGTATGTCAATATCACCAGCATAACCACCATCCACTGCTCGCTGTAGCAAATCAAAATGCTGTTTAATCAGGAATGGTTCGCCACCAGTGAACTCAAAATACTTAATGTCGGGTAATAGTTCATCTACGTGTTCCCAGAATTTTTTACTGCTTCTAGGCCAGCGTCCCTGACTTAACCACTGCTTGGCTATGTGCTTTTCGCCAAATTGTGCTAGGTCTTCCTGCGCCCAGGCGCTGCTACTCCAACTGCCACAAATTCTACATTTTAGATTACAGATATTGCCTAGTTTTAAGTCTAAAAATCTTAGCGTATCTCCACGGGTGTCTTCGTAGTTTACTTCTATGTCTTTAAACTTTTCCAGCATGTACTGTCGTTTACTTTTTTTGCCAGCATCTTCTTCTTTAAAACATTTGGCACACTGACCAGGTTGGCGATTTTTCATAAATGCTTCACGCAACTCTGTCATGTATTCACCTTGTAAAACTTCTGTTAGGGTGTGTGTTTTTACATTAACAAATGGTATTTCTCTGTCAAATAAACAGCAGGGCCTAAGGTTTCCCAGTGGCGTTGTCTCTAAACTAATCCATGGTAGTATACATCTATTATCTGTCATAGTCTTGTAATCTCTCTAATTCAGGGAATACACTAAAGAAATTTTCGTTGCGCCAACGATCAAGTTCCTTAGCCCGCACTACAAACTCTGGTATGTGTTTGCTGTTATCTGAATTGCTCATAAAGTTAATAGCACTTTTGAATCCTTGTGTAGCACGACTTAGTGGATCCTGTGGTTCCAACCAAGTAATATGATTTTGGTATAGTTCAACAAGTTCCTGTTTCATGTCTTCAGGTAATACATCTAATCTAAATCTAATAGGATCTTGTAATATATTTACATTCCAATCCTGTGGCTTTACTAATCCTAGCTCTACCCACTCCTTGTGGAAGTCTACAATGTTGTAACTGTTCATTAGACTAAGTGTTGAACTTACATAAAAGTCTACAGTAGGACACTTCTCTAGCATACGTTCTCTGTTTGCTACAATCTTACTCCACACCGTGCCTTTACGTATGAGCTCACCACGTTCATAGTTTGCGTCCAAACTTGCACCAATGCTTACAATGTCAAACTCATTCCACATGTCCAACACATCCTGCTGTTTGAATACTAGCTCTGTAAAGTTTGTATTGTAGTTCAGTCTAACGTCTGTGCGTCCTCTGCGTAGTAGCTCACGAAGTAAATTGTAATGCTCTACCATCATAAGTGGTTCACCGCCCGCAAAGTAAATGTTTTCTATACTGTCAATGTGAGGCTCTAACTGTTCCCACATGTCCATTTCATAACGTCCTGCATACTGTACATTTGGATGGTTAGGTTTTAGCCAACTCATCTTCTTTGCTTCTTTTACCCAGTTACTACTAAAGATATCTCCGCATGTACGGCACGCAAGGTTACATAAATTACTAAAGCGAATATCATAGTACTTGAGTTCAAAACGTTCTAGTGTACCATCTTCCAGTGTCTCATCTACAATACCAATGTGATGTCCTTCGTTTTTGTTCTGTGCATTGCGCATACTGAAGAACCCGTTCTTTTCCTGTTCATAACATTTTGTGCATTCTTTACAAGGCTTGTCTGCTAGCATGTTACGACGCATTTCACGCAAGGATTCGTCATTCCATACTTCAGCCATTGTTTGTTCACGTAGGTTACCAATAGGATGTTCCATAACACTTAAACAACAAGGATAAGCACGGCCGTCTGGAAATGCATGCATGTGTATCCAGGGCAAAATACAAAATGTATCGCTATATATTAATCTATTGGTTTGCTGATCGTTTAAGTCCTGCAAATTTACGTAAACAGGATTACGTGCACCATAGTCATAATTTTCATAATAATTTTTTAATTTGTCTGTCATAGGCTGTTATACCATTCAACTAATTCTGGGAAGGTTTCTGTAAAGTTTTTATTCCTACGCACATCATATTGACTATAAAACTGTTTAAAGTCATTGTGCAGTTTTGGCATTTCAAACGCTTCGTCGTGCGGTGTGTTAACAACTTTCAAATACTGAATTAATCTGTCTAATTGTCCTGTTTCAAATTCGTGGAAAACATCTGGACTATCTATGTGTCCTTGATCACTAGTCCACCTTTGCCTTAGCTCAAGTAGTCTGTTTACGTGTCTTTGTTTTATACTGTTGTCTAATACCAATGGTGACTGAAAACTAGGAAATCTTAAAATATTAAAACTCATTATTGCAAATCTTCTATTTCCATATTCAATTCGTTTAGTCATTATACGATTTACTAGTTCTGGCAAAGTTTCCAAGCAAAGGGCATTTATAGTACACATACAATGTGTATCTATCCCTGATTCATGCAACCTTTGTATATTTTTCCACCAACGATCAAAAACCATTCCATCTCGTATGTATTCTGCAGCCTCGTCGGTTGCTTCTGCACTTGTGTATACTCCAAGACTTGGTAAGTGTGCCTTAACATCTATTAGTCTTTGTATTAATTCTGGTTTAGCAACAAGGTTACTGTTTATTGCTAGACTTGTTTGACTTTTATCTCCGTTTTTTTCAAACCATTCTACAAGTTTCCAAAGGTCAGAACTCATTAATGGTTCTCCACCTGTGACTCGTAACTGTCTAAGTGTTTTATGTAGATCGCTTTCCCACCATTTAAAAAATGCTTCCACATATGGATTGAATTCACCATATCCATATAACTGGTTGCTATCATGTGTGTGAGTAAAGTGTCCTCGTCCATCGCTGACTAAATTTTCATAAGGTCCATTTTTATTTAGATCTTTGACCCAAGTGCTTGAAAAAGCAGGATTACAGTAACTACATGCAAAATTACATGTTCTATCAAAAGCAATCTCTAAACTTCTAAGATCAAAATCTGTATTATGGTCTGTTGTATATGCATCGCTAAGTTCTTCATCTGTGTAAATCCAACTTTTGTAGACTCTATCACTTAAATGATCACCTCCCATATCCTCAATTTTCCAGCAATAGTTACAACCCTCAGGCCTTTCGCCACACTGCATTTGTCTACGTTGTTCTTTTTTTTCTGGTGTATTATGTAGTAGTTTAGGATTTGATTGTACTGCAATAGGATCTATTTTATGAGGCAGTGGATGATGACAACTAGTTGTCATACCACTTCCAAGCCACACAGTAGCATTATACCATTTTGCACCGCAGAAACTTGCACTCTTACTATCCAAATGTTGTTGTTTGAAATCGTGCGGCGGTAGTGTATCTTGTAGTATACGTTCTAGATTATTAACTGGGTTGCCTTCAGTCATGTAAGTTTCTTCTTTAATATTTGTTTGATATCATCTTCAGTAAATTTTAATTCCCACGTACCATTGAAACTAACGTAATTTACATTTTTTAATTCTTTATAATCCTCATTATCAGTGGTCATGTTACTAAATTGAAACAATTCGTTTAACAAGAGATCTTTGTAGTATATACTTTTTATAATAACATAGTCTTTTGCATTTGTTACATAGTTTTTTCCATAAAAATGAATTTTTGTTCCGTTGACATCATATTGTATTGACCCGTTGTCTTCAAAAACATAATCTATCATTTGTATCTCGTTGTAATTAAAACACTTGCTCTGGAATTTTTATTAGAGAAGTTTGCACTAACATGAAAGTTTTCTCTAGGCCATATCATTGCATCTCCTAATTTCCATTTGTGTATGCAATCTACTGTAAAGCCACCTAATGCATCATAGTTTAGATGATTAAGATATTTGTTATAAATTTCTTTGTCAAAAGGAGTGTTGGCTAATCCATAATCGCTACGAGTGATTTGTTTGTACGTAGTAATACCTTTACTGCCAAGACCGAGTTCGTTATTAAACGTTACTGCCTTTGCACTTTTTTGTTCAAATATTATTGTATAATACGCATCTGTATCATGAACACTTATAGGAATTAAATAACTATTTGCAATATTTTTATCTTCATTGATGTATCCATCACTATGAACACCACCAGCACTATAGTCAAAATTTATATTTACAGTAGTAATTTCTTCATCCTGCGGTAATTTTTCTTGCAACTGTTTTAGTTTCCTACTAAAAAAAGGTTGATCCCAATGAGCCATTGTTAGAAAACGTTGCCCATTATCTCGTGTTTCCGGAAGTACACTGTGATACCATATAAACCAGTCGCATTCTTTTTTGCTAAAAAAATTATATATCTGTTTCATTTGCAAAATACTCTTTAATTTCATTCAATACTTTTTTTGTTGTGTGTTGTCCTTCTTGCATTTCTTTAACAACACCAAGTCGTCTTTGTATATCTAATAATACTGGATTTTGAAACTTCCAAACTATATGTCCGTTGTGCCCGAGATATAGATTACCATCTTCCTGCGCAGAAACTTTCACTCTTTGTATCAAGCATGTCTTTTTTAAATTTAGTATAATCCATAATATGGTCCATAATTTTTAATCATTAAAAAAATACTTCTTCATCTCTTGCAGAAATTCTTTATTACTACGCATGCCCTGTGGCTGATGAATATTACTAAAACGTTCATGGAACCATGGTATACTAGGAGTAATAAATTCATTATATACTAACTTACCATTATGTCCTAGATATAAATTGTTTTTCCACTCCAGGGGATGGTTATCTACGTGCCAATTATCCCAAGGAGGTATATCTGGATATTGTATAAAATTATATAGTTCCTGCTTAATGTCTACCTTGTTTATATAAAGTTTTTGCAATTCAAAATGTGTATCTGTATCTGTACTATAGTTTTTTCCGTAATGAACTATTTCTATAACATGTTTACCGTCTTTTAATTCACAATCAATGGATATACTGCCATCTCGTGTACATCTATGGTTAGCATAGATTTTACCATCAACAAGTAATTTTATTAAAGGCAATCCTGCTTTAGTAAAGTCGAACTTAAAATTAGTACGTTCCATTGGCAATTTTTTCGTAACTTATCTTTAACCTTTTTAAATGACTGTCGGCGTTCCAAACATGGTATCCTAAATCTACTACATGCTCTTGTAACTCTATACGTCTACGGATACGTTCTCTTAGCGTTAAGTCTGGATTGTCTGGCATTAGCCAGTTAAGACCAACCCGATCTCCTGTATCACCTAGGTGCATTAATCCTAGATCTGTCATTTCATTAAACAAAGGAGTTCCTTCATCTACACTTAATGTAGCACCTAAATTTAGTCCTCTAATTGTTCCATTTAGGGCATATTTTTTAAAATTAGTAAACATGTCCAGTGTTTGTTGATGATCTTCTTGTCGTTCAGTAGGATATCCACAAATCATACTAAAGAAACAGTTTAAGTTGTTCTTGTCAAGTTGGTCAATTACCGCGGCAAGTTCTGCTGTAGTAAACTGTTTACGCATGTGTTCTCTGACACGGTCACTGCCAGTCTCTGCTCCTATCATAACATGTGTGCATCCGGCACGTGCCATTAGTTGATAATCTTTTGGCGTTTGCTGGTTTAACCTTCTAACAATGAATTGGCCGTTAAATCGAAAGTGAGCGTCTGGTAAATTATTTTTTTCATAATATTCAATAAGCGAAAACAGTAATTGTCTGAATGCTTTCATACTCCCATTAATTAAACTGTCAGTAAAAGTAAACTGTGTTACTCCATACTTTTCATAGTTCGTAATCATTTCTTCTGCTAGTACATGCCCACTACGAAACGTAAACTTTTTCCAATGTTCATGTATATCACAAAAACTGCATGCTCTTACACAGCCGCGGCTCCCGTTAACAGGAAGCATCTTTAATCCGTCATCATATTGATAGTTTAGTTCTATTAAATCGTCATACTCAGGAAAAGGTATAGTGTCTAAACTTAATTGCTTATAACTGTCATTATTAATACCAGGATACTGGTCGTTTCCTGTTAAAAGTTCTACGAGTGCTATCTCGCCATCACCTCTAATAAAATAATCAATCTGGTTTAAGTTTAGCATCTCTGCACCAAAGTCGTTGTATGCACTTGCAATACCATTGGTGCTAATACCAGCACCGCCTATAACTATTTTTCCAGTGTATTTCTGTTTTAGTTTTTTAGTAAACAGCCTAGTGGCAAGTTGACACATCATTGTAAACACACTAATGCCAACAACCCTGGGATTTATTTCTATAACATCATCCACCCAGGAATCAAGTATTTGATCTACTCTAGCATCAATCTCAGGATCTCCATGAGTAGCTTCACTAAAATAATCAAAGAATTTTGAGTAGTCACTGCCAGTTTTGTTAAACAAATCTAAATTTAAATCTAGAATTGTACAAGTAAAACCAGCATCAACTACACTTCCTTTGAGCTGACTAGTGCCTGCCGGAGGATACTGTAACCCACTTATGGGTATATTAATTAGTAAAATGTCTAAATTATCGGTTAGCATTGTATTCACATGTACTCCAAAACTCAGTCATCTCCGGAAACGTTTCTAAAAAGTTAGTATTTCTTCGGCGATCATGTTCTCTAAAGAAACGATAAAAGTCTGCACGTTTACGCTCTATATCGTCAGTGCCGGCTTTCATCCAAGCTAAATCTCTTTTCATTTTTAAAACTTCATAGTCCTTGAATCCATGACTATTATGAAGATTTTCTTCCATAAACTCAATACAGTCTGTTAAACATACCTCATATGCTGGCGGTAATATCTGCATGCTTTGCCAATCAGGCGTGTATAATAACGGAGTATCAAACCATACACGCTGATAAGTTTTTGTATATGTTTTGCGTAGGTAAAGTATATGTTCAAGTAATCGCTTTAACCCAATAATGTTTAAATTGCTCATTGTTATTATAAAAGTAAGACTTGAACGTTCTGGAACTTCATTTATAAAACGTTCAACTCTATTTATAGCAACATCAAAGTCCAGACCATGACGTATATATTCTGCTTGTGCTCCCCAGGTATCTAGACTAACAAACTGCATAAAATGTTCTACTGTGCCTGGAAGTTTAGTAATGCGTTTTACATAGTCCAAATATTTTTCAAATAATTGCTGTTCAACACTAAAATTACTAGTAACATTCAGGTGTAGGTCTGGCTTGGGATTTTCTAACACATAATCAAATACACGAAAGGTATTGGGATCCATTAATGGCTCACCACCTGTCATACGAAAGTGTTTTAGGTCTTTATATAAATCAGGCCACCAACGCCAAAATGCTTTGCGATATGGATTAGCTTCTCTTTTAGGTATTGGTTTACGATCACCTGTAAAGTATTCAGGATCATTATGTGGCTTCTGTGTAGGATATGCTCCGTGGTCACGGGATTCACGTTCCCAGGTTGAACTAAACTGTGGACTACAATAACTACATTTCAAGTTACAACTATGACTAAAATTTACTTCAACATAACTTGGGTTAACGTCTGCTTCAGGGTTGGCCACAATGTCGTCAAATGCTTCCATAGCCCAGGGTTCACCACTGCGATAATGACGATCACTGAGGTCACCGTTTTTCTCAATGTTCCAGCAGTAGTTACATTCAGTGCACTTAACACCCGCCATCATTTCAGCACGGCGCTCTTTCTTATGTGCAGTATTATGTAGGGCACTTGGATTTTCTGCAAGCGGCTCAGTAGGAATACGATGCAGTGGAGGATGATAGCAACTATTGGTATGCCCTGTTGTTAGATGTAGGCTTACCTGCTTCCATTTAGCCAAACAGAAACTGCCACTAACACCTGCTAGTTTTGCTTTTGCAATTTGTGCATCACTAAGGTATTCACTCATTTTCTAACAAATTCAATCTAAAACTTTCCGCAATAATATCTTCGTCTTTTCCGGCTACAATGTCTGTAACAGGTGCAAAAGGTCCCCACTCTTTAAAAATTAAGAGTGCCTGTTCAAAATTCTTATTTGTATGACTATATAATTCATCTCTAATAATTTTAGAAAACTTACAAGTATCATTATCGATATCTATTAGAACGTCACACTGCTTGTCGGGTATATTATCTTCATAATACCTAACATTACCAACTATAGTATCAAACGCAGATTCAACTGTGTTTCCTGTCTCATTTTTCCAAAAGACATCATAAAATCTGTGCAAGGATTGATAAAAGTCCTGGGTCCATAATTTGTGGATTTCAAATTTTGGAAAATGCTTTCTTAAAGTAGTAATAGTTAAGTTATGACATGTATATATTTTTCCAAATTCTACATTAGTATTTTCATCTAGATGTTTACTAAGGCCATAATTATGAGTTTCATAATTTTGTTTATGCCCAGTATAATCTAAATCTTGTAGCATTAGCCTATATCTATTAGTACCCACTCCTGGGTATCCACAAATTATAATCACCAGCCTTCTGCCTTTCTTATTACTTCTAATTCTGTAGTCATAGGATCGTATGCATGATAGGTCTGACTGTAATAGTGTTTGAAAAACTTACTTTCGTCTACCGAGTAATCAACAATGGGTAATTCAAGTATGCGTCTTAATTTTGCTCCATATTCATAGAAGTTTGAGTCCAACCATTCCTGTTCCTGGTCCCACAAACGATCCAGTGCCCTAAAGTCTCTAACTTCATGCCAGTCCCAGTCTGTGAGCATAAGCATATAAGTGCCTTGACGAGCACCATACATTGCCTCAAAGCCATGTTCAGCATCTAAGCCAACACTTTGCCAGATACACAGTTTGTCAAAGTTCTTAGCATGCACCTGTTGCTTGAATTCTTCCAGTGTAGGCTTGCGTCCTTTATTAAGACACATCTTAACCCCTTCTCTGAAACCAGCACGCCAGGCATGTTTAGCATCCCCGTTGGGGTAGGTAGTGCTGTACACATTATTCATTGCTAGGTATTTTTGATCAAAACAAAACTCAACCACAGTTTCGTCGGTACCATCAGTTTCTTCGTGCGTTTTCATGTCGTTAATAAATTCACGTGTCCAACAACTTAAACCACCATTACCATACATAAGTCCGTTTACTGCATTGCGTGCTTTCCAACGAAATACACAATCCTCATACTCTGGTTTAATATCTAACTGTAGATCAAAAAAGTTACTGTCTGGAATATTATCGCCGTCAATTAGAATAAAACGTTCAGTGTCGCTGGCCGCGGCGGCGGCTTTGTGTGCTGCATCACTACCTTCAACACCATCCACACGTTTAGCCCAAGGAACCATATTTTGAATATTTACCCAAAACTCTTCCTTTTGTGGTTCATCATAGGTCAAAAAAATCGTGTCTAAATCCGCTATGTCAACCAGCATCTTCCATTTCCCTGAGTAGTTTGCGTCGTTCTGCTCTAAGTTCTGCTTTGTCAAAATCTGACAAATGTAAGTCGTTGTTTAAATTTACAACTTCGCAGTTATAACTAAAACTCCAGCGTTCACCTTTGCTGCGGAAAGGACCAACACTGTGATTAAGCCAGGCTGGAAAACAATATAAGTCACCAACCCTGGGTTTAACCTTAAATTGTGCTAAACTCATGCCTGTACTTCTGCCATCCCAGAAGTTTATAAGCCCAGCACTGGGATCATGATCCTCTAATAACCATTCACGTTCAATATCGTCTGGCAATTTAAAGTATCCAACACCGCTAACAGTGCCAGTATGGGTGTGGGGAGGATTGAAGTCACCCGCTACACTAATATTTCCCCAAACTTGCTGAATGTTAACAGTAATATTCATGTTTTGTAATTGTCTGTCTACGAGTTCTACATGCTTGGGAGTTAATATGCCTTTCTTAAAACGCCACTCTACTAGTATACTACTAGCATAAAGTTGACTTGCGATATCTGCTAAACAGTTTGTTAGTAGCGGTGTTTTGTCTCCTAGTGTAGTTTCTTGAATTTTAAACTCACGACGCATGTTACCAGCAAGAGCATAACTGTTATCGTCTTCCTCACTTATGTCCGATGAATCGCTGTATTTCTGGAATACTTGTTGCATTTCAGTCACTAGATCATCCTCCATTGTAGTTTTAACAATGTTACAACTAAACGGCCTAATCACTTCATATTTTTCGTCTACAGTTACCCCAAGTCTATCTTGAACTTCATTCAACATCATCAAGTTCCTTTATACAAAAAAACGGATTATTCTCCAGTGTTTGTGCTGGTGTCTTTTTCCAGTATATATTTTGTGCAGTTTCAATTTTAGCCAGTTTTCCATCTATAATTCTATGATTAACACTACTAGCATGAAAACTTTTATCAATAATTATATAAGGTTCTGTCCATATAGTATCCACAGTAACAGTGTCAGCGCGGCTTGTATCAAACTCCCCAGTGTCTTCATTATACGGCAATCTACGCTCTAGAGCAATTTTTGTTTTATTAAATGCTGCTAATGCCCTAGTTAGTTCACCAAATTCATCGTTATAGTCCCAGTCTTCGCTCATATCTTTCAATTAAATCCTCTGTACAAAAATCTTTTTGGTAATAGTGAAATGGATAATGCTGGGCAAATCCACCTAATATTAGATCCATGTCCTTGGTAAGTGTCCAGGGCACAGCATTTCTCCAATCCATGTTAGGATGCCAACCATTAACTGCCCCCTTCATGTGCGTAAAGGTTGGATAACCTATTTTGGTGGTAAATCCAATATTACTGTTACAGAACTTGCTGATGGTGCTGGCAATACTAAAGATAACATCAGTATCAGGTACACTGTAAACATTACCGGCAAGAACACTATTTCCAAGGTTATTATAGTTTTCAACAATCCTCTTTGACAGTTTAAAAAACTCCACACTAGGCCTGGATAAACGAAAATACATAAAACCATTATAAATATTGCCCAAGCAATTAACATCAAAAAACCTCCTGTATGCTCTAGTATAACTGGGTCTGCCCTGATAATCTCTTACTGTATTAGTAAACACAACATTCTGATTTCTGCATCCGTGCCACCAGTGATCTAGGTTGCGAGGAATTAGCATGTCACTTTCAATTTTGAAAGTTTCTTTGAATGGCGTAAGATCCAGTGCTTGACATTCTAGAGCATAGGGATTACTAGACTTTGGCACCACCCTTATATAATCAAATACACCACGCTGCCTGTCTGTTAAAGTTTCTGCTGATTCTTCATCAACTACTACAGCAAACTTATTTATAGAGCAGGTTAACTTAATACTAAGAGCGAGCAAGTATGCTTGATTAACATAGTTAACAGTGTCTGAGTTTTGTGCAAAAGTTAGCCAACCCTGCGCTTCATCTTTGGCTAGCATATTGATCTAGTGCTCCATATATTTCTGGATTCTGTAAACATTTTTTATTCATACAGTGTAGGTTTACACCCTGTATTTTTACAGCATTGTACTTGTCACCGTATCTATAACGTATCAGCAACTTGTCGCCTTCTACTTTATATATGCTATCTTCGGTGCTTAAACTTGCTAGCGGATGATTAAAGTATGTGCCACTGCTATAACCATTCATAAGTTGATGTGCTACAGTTAAACTAAAATCATTGCGATATTTTCCCGCCTTAAAACCGTATAGTTTAGCATAGTAACGCCAATTTGCTTGTATGTTTTTCATGGTTTCAAATATGCGATGTGCTAGTTCACATTTACGAAAATAGACTACTGTAGCCCAGAGCATGGGCAATCCAGATCTGGTCATTACGTAGTCATTTTTAAAACTATTAGTTTGTGTTACGTCCCACACACTATTATAACAGAGAAATTCGTGGTTGCTGGAAAAGTATTGTTTTAAATTATCATTAAATGTAAGATAGTCTACATCTATTAAAAGTGTTTCGTCGTAGGGAGATAGATCAAAAGCCAGTGTTCTATCACTGTTATACCAGGGCACCGTAACTATCTCGTTGTTATGCCAACGGAATGCTCTAGTATTGCCTGGCCGTGCTTCACCTACATGTATATGCGTTTCAATGTCTAAATGTTTTTCTACAAGTTTGGCAGCTAGTTTAGCAAACCCTATGTAGTCTATTGTTTCATGTGGTGTAGCAAGTAGTAGTGCACCCTTGCTCATAATTGTTCTACACGTCTAACCTTTTTTAATTCTTCGTGCTGATTGTGCCAATCATTCATTACTTCGTACCAGCGTTGTCTACAGTGTACTAACATGTCACAAGCATCGGCAATCTTTACTGGATTATCATAGTCGTCTACAAGATATAGCAGTTCATCTGCTGGCCATGTTGCTAGTAGTGCCATTAGTTCTACAGTGATACGAAACTGACCACCATTATATGTGATAGTTAAGCGTTGTTCCTGTTGTTCTTTAAGTGTGAGTCGCTGACGATTATGATCTAATCGTTGGCGGGCAAATTCTTCAAATGTTTCCTGAGTCATACACATAGTATAACAGGGGCTTTCGCCCCTGTCAACTTTTTACCATAAACTTTAATATAATTGGCCCTATTTAAGATTAAGACTCTGAATTTGTTACAGTTGCCCAGGTTAGTGTACCCCAGGTTGCTGAAATAAACGTTGTTGCTGGTGGTGTTGCTGCAAATACGTCAGCTTTATCTCCATCAACTTGGTCAAGAACGTTATAAATGTTTTTTGCATAACTGGTTTGATCAGTTTCAGCATCGCTCCATGTACATTTTAGATGAACAACGGCGCCGTTGTTACCCCTACCATCAGCATGAGCTGTGTCAACTTTGGCTTCTAACTGCCAGAAGTTTGTTGTGTAAGGAGCAGTATCAGAGAATTGCTTGTAAAGCTCTGTATAAGCTGTTGTTAGATCATAATAACCAGTGTTATTAGCAATGGTTGGTGTTCCACTTCCGCCGTTCTTTTCTGTGGTTGTAGCACGTAGTCTGACACTTCCAATTAGTGTATTTACAGTGTCTTCCCATTCATTGTACTTATCATCAGTAAAGAAAGGTGCTGGGGATGGGCCACCAACAGACGTAGTACCGCCTGAAAGACTGGGGTTAACATCAATGTAACCGCCGGCATTAAAGAAGTAACGAGCTTCGTCACCACCATCAAATGTTAGTGTTGCTTCGTGTACAATAGTTGATGAAAATGTGCCAGAGCTTGTTAATGTCAAGTCTGTGCTAGCACCAGTACTAGCGTTAACACTACCACCAGCTACGCTTGTGTCAAGTGTACCAATGTCCGTTGCGAGAGCAGTAATAGCTGTAATAAGATCACTGGTTGATGGGTTAGTGACACTATCAACTGTAATGTTACCATCATCTACTGTATGATCGCTGATGCTTTTGATTCTTGTTAGTAGGGTAGCCCACTGTGTAGCTGTAATTGTGTTGCCGTCAGCTACTGTGCTGATTGTGGTTGTTTGTCCCCAGCCTCTAATTCCAGTGCTCTGACCCCATAATGCATTGACACTAGTTACAAATCCATTGTAGTGAGTGTCTAGAATTGTATCACCTGTTTGATATGCCATATTATATAATCCTTAATTTATGGTAACAAAGGCTTCTACTGTGCCTTCTTGTTCTGTTGATTTAGATTCAATAGCACGTCCAATTACATTAAATGCTGTTGCTTCGCCTGGTTGTGCTGCTCTTGCTAGACCATTGCCTGCGCTAACAAGTCTATCACCTTTATTTACAGTACCTAGTACTCTAACAGGTACACGACCGGTTACAGCAACTGGTAGACCATCTTCTAGTCCAGCGTTCATTAGGTAAGCTGGCTTCTCAGAGATAACACCAAATACCTGCTCGCTGGCTTCTTCGTTTACACGAGTAATTTCTTCCGCACCACCTAGTGCAACAACTGTGCCTGGTGCATACTGTGAGTCTGCTGAGAAATTTTCTGCAACGTCAGCGTATTGTGCTGCGGTACTAGTTCCATTAAATGTTGTAGCAAATACTGTAGAAATTCTAGAACCACTGCTACCAAAATTAACAGTGCCACTTACGAGAATATTACCTGTCATTGTGCCACCGGAGGTAAGTAGAGAACCTGCTCCGCTTACTTGACTATCAACGTATGCTTTTGTAGCTGCGTCTGCACTGGCAGTTGGTGTTGCTAGACTAGTAATCTTTTTACTACTAACATCAACAGTGCCGTTTCCATTTGGAGCAAGAATAATGCTGCCGTTTGTGTTTGTGTTTGTAAACACTGGGTTGCTACTACCGTTAACAGTAATAGTTAAGTCACTGTCTACACCAACAACTAAACCAGTATCATTAAGAACACTTAGTACACCACTGGTGCTATCGTTTGCATTGCTGCGTAGATAGTTTGCTGCGGCAACGCCACCAAGCGCATCTGCATCAGTTGCTGTGCCTTGTAGCTTGGCACCTGTAACTGTTGAACTAAGTTGAATACCGGGTTTAATAGTTGTAAATCCGCTTAAGGCTGCTTGTGGAGTAAATTCTGTGTCTTTACTGACTGTACCAACTACAGTATTGCTTACATATAGTTTTACAACTACGTGATCAGCACTAGCGTTGTCAGTTACAACTTCAACAATGGCCCCTGAAGTTCCTGAACCGCTGGTAAATGCTGGACCAATTGTGGTAAAGCTACTACCATTGTAAACTTTTAACTGACCATTTGTAGTATCCCACCACAAATCCCCAGTTACACTGTTACTTGGAGCACTTGCACTTGCTGTGCTTGAACTAACAGTTTTAAATGCGGTGCCTGTATAAACTTTGAGCAGACTGTTTGTAGTATCCCACCACATTTGGCCTGCTAGAGGTGAACTGGGTGCGCTACTATTTGCAAAATTCTCTAGCAGTTTTACGTAGTTTTCATTAAGAAACTCGCCGTAACCTGCGTAGTTTTTACCAATTAGTACTAAATCTGTTGTTGTGTTAATTGTTCCGTCTGAAACAGTTGCTAGAACAGATCCGTTGGTTTTGTTGACCGTATATGCCATTGTTTTAATTCTCCACGAACTTAAATTTATTTATCATGTTTTATAAACTAACAATATTATAAACTTGTTAAATTAGTCAAGGTTTGAATACGAATTGTATAATCTATTTGTATCAATCTGTTCAAACTTTTTTGTACAGGATGAAAAATAACATGAGTAAGTAACTTACCTGTGTTTACTGTTCCAATCCAGCTTTTTAAACCTAGTTCATCAAATGTATATGTGTCATTAAAATTACTAGTATTATCAAATGCTTGCTGATCATTGGGTTCGCCATAATCTAACAAGCAACTTACAACAATATCAGTGTAAACTTGGCCGCTTACATGACTTACTGTTAGTTTGTTTCTGCCTGAATCTGTGTTTAGGCTTGAATTATTGTCTACTACTTTGTAGTAGGTTTGATTGTAAAGGCTAGCATTTTGACCGCTGCTATTTGCTGGTAGATATGTAATAACACCAGTGGGATCAACGTTTGTGCCGCCATTGCCAAATGCCATTTCATGAATAAAGCCAGTTGTTTTATTTGCTACACTAAGAGCAAGTGCCTCACTCATATTTTCATAATGAATAGCATTACGCTTATTCACATATTCCTCGCCAGACTCAGGATCAAAGATACGGATATGCCCTTCCATAAGGACACCCCCCTGTTCTTTAAGAGGAGACTCTGGCTGGACTAGTTCTTGTTTTTCTTCCATGTCTTTATCTTCCTGCATATTATACTAAACCTTTAACATACATTCAACAAGTTTTTCACCTGCGTCTGTGTTTGTTTCTAGAGCTATACCAACTCTATCTCCATCTGCTGTTGTGCTGGCTACGCCGTTATTGTCTGCTTTAACAACTTGACCCTTTTCAACTGGACCTATAACACGAACTTTAACTCGTCCAACCAACGCAACTGGGATGCCACCTTCTTGTTCACTGTTCATTAAATAGGCTGGATTTTCACTGACTACGCCAGCTGGAACACCCAGACTATCGCAATGTGTTACTTCAAAGGATCCTCCAACCTTTAACACTGTTCCCACTGGATATCCAGCATCAGGTATGTACATTTCCGCTAAGTCAGCGTACTGTGCTTGGGTTGCTGTACCTGAGAAAAAACTGGTGGTGAGCGTGTTTGTACTTGGGTTGTAAGTAAGTCCTGTACTATCTACCTCGATGCCCTGTCCGCCGCTGGTGCCATCAACAAAGGCAATATAAACTGTTTCGTTTGTAGCAGTATTATCTGTAGTTGTTACGTTTGTTGCAGTGGTTGCAGTGGTTGCAGTGGTTGCATTACCACTTAGTGCACCACTAAATGTTGTTGCTGTAAGTGTGCCATTTGCACTGTTAAATGTAAGATTTGTTCCTGTCTTAGGAGGCAAGTTGCCGGTAGTACCAGTTACAAAAACTACATTACATGTTGTGTCTGCACTTTCATCTGCTACTGTAATGTTGGTTGCGTTAGTAGCGGTTGTTGCAGTGGTTGCATTACCACTTAGTGCACCACTAAATGTTGCTGCTGTAAGTGTACCTGTGCTTGGATTATATGTTAATCCACTGTCTTGTTTTACTGTGGTTAGTGCACCTGTTGTAGTGTCTGAAAAGTATAATAAGAAGTTTGTAGCAGTCGCTTCATCATTTGAAACAGTTGCGCCGGCGGCTGCAAAACTTAGTGTACCTGCACCATTACTTACTAGTGCGTAACCACTAACACCAGCGTCTGCGCTTGGTAGTGTCCAGGTTACATTACTTGCAACTGTTGTTGGTGCTTGAAATGCTACCCAATTACTACTGTCTGCATCTGCAAATCTTAAATCCGACTGTGCTCGAAGTTGTACATCTGCATCAATATCTACTATACCCGATCCTGCTGTTGTTATAGATATACTCTG